ATTCAAAAGCAACTACAAGTGGTAGTAGTCTTTCTCTCTTTTCTCAAGTAAAGAAAGATACAGATGATATATCTACTATTGTACTTTCTATGACTGGAGATACCAGTGAAGCATCTATTGCTACTAAAATAGGTAACTGGAAATCGGGAGTAATAACAAATACTAAACTTGATAGTGCCATAGCAGGATTTATTACAGGTAGTGCAGTAGAAGATAAATTAGCTGCTTATGTAGCTAAGACAACTTATGATAAAGCTATGCAGTCTTTGACTACTAAATTAGATAATGCAGCTACAAAAACAGAGATGACTTCTCAGATAAATAATGCTAAGATAGCTATGTCTTCAGAAGTCACTACTACATTGAAGGATTATGCTACTGTAAAAAGTGTTTCAGATACTTTAGAAGATTATACTAAAAATGCAGATCTTAATAATACTCTGGGTAACTATGTTACTAATGATGCTCTGAATAATAAGAACTATGCAACAGTATCCTATGTAAGTAACTTTGTTTCAAAAGCAGATTTTGAAAATGCCAAATCTGCATTGTGGTCTACTACAGTAATAAATAATATAGGAAATATAGCATCTAATAAATTGTCAGATTCTATCAATTCAAAAGCTTCTACTGCTGATTTAAATAGTGCTATATCTAAAACAAATTCAAGTATTGATTCTTTAACAAATAGTTTAAAGGATACTAATAGTAATTTAGCAGGTATATTTAATACTACTACATTTACAGATGCTCTTTCAGCTCAGATTACAAAGTCAGGAGGATTATTCTCTGGATTTATAACTTCTTCTAATGCTGACTCCTCACTTGCTGGAATTTTTGCTAAGAAAGGGGATGTGTCAGCTGCTAGCATTGTAGCTAGTATAAACAGTTCAGGAGAATCTACAGTTAAGATTAGTGCTGATAAAGTAACTATTACAGATTCATTTATACGTAAGCTAACTTCAAGTAGTATCTTTACTGACTATCTTAGTGCTGGTAGTGCTGAAATTAAAGGTAATATTACTGCAACAAGTGGTATTATAGGTGGTTTTAAAATTGAGGGTCATGTATTAGAGTCTATAGATTCTGATTCTATGATTTCTATTATACATGATGGAGGATCATTTATGTACATAGGAGGTGCTGCTGGCACAGATGGTTCTTTCATAAGTATTAGAAGAGATGAAGGTGTTGGTATTAGTGTAAATTGTTTTGGTGATCATTCAACAGCTATCTCTGCTATGGCTCAAGCAGGTATTGATACTAAAGTACTTGAAACTTGGGGAAATATTTATTTCAGTACTAGGTCTTCAGAAAAGATTGTTTTCAAGGGAGCACTTGATGATGTTGATGCTAATACAAGTAACTATGGTTATATAGACTGTCGTATACCTATTAAATTTAATGGTGTACCCACTTGTAAAGTAGGTGGTACTTTAACACTTCCTGCGCACCCATGTAATGGAATGTTTTTCTTTGCTAGAGAGTGTAGGATTATTGGCAATGGTCATGCTCTCAGAAATTGGAATAATAATAATGATATTTTTGCAAAAAATGGTTCTGTAGATATAGGGCAAGATTCTTTCTTTATTGTTTACAGTAGTGACATTCAAAAATGGATAGCATATCTTTGTAACTAATAATTAATATAATATGGAAAAGAAATTAAAGACAATTGATGTAGTTAAGGCTTATAATGTATTATCAAAAGCTAAGTATCAAAAACTTCAAAATGAAGATATGGTTAAAGTTTGGAGAATACAACAGAAACTAAAACATTATGCTTTAGAATTTGATGAAGCTAAAAAAGATGCTGAGGATAAGTTGTTGCCAGAAGACTTTATGAAGGAATATCAAAAGGCTTTGGTCTATGAATCCAAGATGAAAAAAGGTGAATTAGGTCTGCCTATGACAAAACAGGAACATTCAGCATTTATTGTAAAACTACAAAAATATAATACATTAATTAAGAAAGCTTTAGCGGAACTAGAAAATAAGGAAGTATCTATAGATTTTAATCCTATAGTGGAAGTAGCTTTTGCTGACTTAATGTCTAGCAATGAGTGGACTTTTGAAGATGTTGATGCTATTAGCTTTATTATAGAATAATCAATTGATTTATTTATTTAATCATTATAAGTATGGTTAAGAAAGTAATGCTTTGGAAAACTAAGGGAATGAACAGGGATCTCTCTGTTAGTTCCTTTAGTCCTGAATTTGCCTATGAAAATCTGAATCTAAGATTGTCTACCAATGATGGTAATACTCTTATGAGTTGGGTAAATGAAAAAGGAACTAAGAAACTAAGTATATATAATGGGGAGCAAGGACACACTGATGAAGAATTTTATTTATTAGGCACTGCTATAGGTACAGCTATATTAGATAAATATTTAGTATTGTTCTCTACAGCAAATGATACTGATTACATATACAGACTTTATATGGGTGATGCACATGAAGGCAGAATCTATGCAAAAGTTTTATATGATGGCAAATTGAATTTTGATATTTATCACCCTATAGAAACTCTTGTGTCTTATGAATCAGATAAAATACAAAAAGTATATTGGACTGATGGTAAAAATCAACCTAGAGTAATAAATATAGCTAATCCATATCATTATCTTGGTAAGGTTAATACTGTATTTGATTTTGTAAGGGAATTACAGCTTAAAGAGGAGATAAAAGTAGAAAAGAAGATAGGTGCATCAGGAACATTTGCTCCAGGAGTAATACAATATGCTTTTACATATTACGATAAATATGCCCAGGAAACTTGTATATTCTACACTACCCCATTATATTATATATCAAATTCAGATAGAGGAGGAGCACCTGATGGTAAAGTAGATAATGCTTTTAAAATTACTATAGAGAATGTAGATACTAATTTTGAATATCTTAGAATATATTCAATACAAAGGACTAGTCTAAATGGTACTCCTATATGTAAAAGAGTACAGGATATAGCTATACATGATATTACTGGAATAAAGGTATCTTTTCTTGATGTTGGAACAAGTGGTAATACTATTGACCCTACAGAGTTGCTATATAAAGGAGGGGATGAAATAGCAGTGCAAACCTTACAACAAAAAGATGGTACTTTATTCTTAGGTAATATCAAGGATATATCAGAAATGGATGAGGCTTCTTTAGATAGTTTAGTAGATAGAGAAGCTACTACACCTAATTTTACTTTAGAAGCTGGTATAAGAAACTTTACAGCAAATTCTGCTAGTAATGGAGCTTATAAATATTCAAGTCAGCTTACTGCTACAGATAATGGAATAACAGTACCTTGTGGTGGATTTAAAACAGGAGATTATTATAGATTAGGTGTACAATTTCAATATAAGACAGGTAAATGGAGTAAACCAGTATTTCTTAAGGATTTTCCAATACCTCAAGATATTCAACCTTTTATGGATAATTCTGGTAATCATATTAATGTTCCTATTATAAAAGGTGAACTTAATCCTTGGCTTTCACATGAATTATGGATAAGAGGATATAGGAGAGCTAGAGCAGTAGTGGTATTTCCTAATATACAAGATAGAGTAACTCTTTGTCAAGGAGTATTATGCCCTACTCTATATACTAAAAATCAAAGAATTACAGATGGTAATCTATATGCACAATCTTCATGGGTATTTAGAGCACATTGTACTTCTAATATAAATGCTTCAAAAGGTACTGTAGCTCCTTTATTTAGAAATAATGCAGACCCATTGGATTATGCTAATCACAATATGGATGGTGCCAATGTATATAACCCCCATCATATAAAAAGTGTAGAAATACAAGGAGATTTTAAGGAAGACAATCAGTATAGAATTGATTCTAGCTGTGTTACTTTTCATTCTCCTGATATAGAGTTTGATGATGCCTTATCTGTAATGGATTACCATGGATTTAAGGGAGTGTATGTTGGAGATGCTACATTTACAAAAACTCTATCTGATATTGATATACAAACAGAAACACCTACTATTAGTAGTGAAGGAGGAGGATTCATTCATAAATCATTTGTTGATGATGGTGCATTTGGTATAATATCAGGATTATTTTATGATGATTATAGTCTCGATGACTATAATTCTACTACTATAGGAAAAGAGACTAGAACACATTCTTCTTTTAAATGGATGGTGTATTTATGGAATAAAATAGGAAGTCTTAACAATGACTTTAATAGACCAGCAAATATAGGTAATCAGTCTGCCAAATTAAAGAAGAAAGTAATATCAAATTTGAGGTATGCAAAAAGTACAGTATATAATCATTTTGAACCCATAGATTTCTTGGAAACTCCACAGCTATTTTCAAGTGATGAATGTACTATATTGAAATTAGCAAATGATATTATTTATCAGGGTAATATAGATACTATGTTGGTTCCTGATTATTCTGATGGTATGTACTTTGCATATAACTCTGCTGAATTTAATTCTAATGGTGTAGAAACTCCATTTAATTATTCTGTAAGTTGGAAAACTTTTTCATACTCAGAATCAGAAGCAAATGGAGAGGGAATGTATAGATGGAATTTCAATAATGCTTGGGAGCGTAAACAAAGTGAAATTGGTAATGAGTTTTCTGATTTAGCTCTAAAGAAAGAATCTGTAAGAATTAAATATAAATCTACCCCACATTTAGTATTCAGAGGAACCCCAGGAAGATTTACTTGGGGAGATGAATCATTACCTGTATTTGATATACGTAAATCTAATGTACAAACTGATTTACTATTTGGAGGGCAGACTAAAGATGCTTTTAGGGAAAATGTATGGCTTCCTTGTGGAAATTCTGTACCTATTCTTACTACAGGTACCAAGTTTGAATATTCTTATGGAGATACATACTATCAGAGGTGGGACTGTTTAAAGACCTATGCCTTTACAAAAGAAGACATTAATCAAGTTGTGGAAATAGGAAGTTTTGTTCTTGAAACCCATGTTAATATTGATGGTAGATATGATAGGAATAGAGGACAAATCAATAACCTTAATATGTCTCCTCAGAACTTCAATTTAATTAATCCAGTGTATAGTCAGAAAGATAACTTCTTCTCATACAAAATACTTGATGATGATTCATATAAAAATAATGAATTTCCAAATCAGGTTATATGGAGTGAAACCAAAACAAATGGAGAAGAGATAGACCACTGGACTAAAATATTAATGTCTTCTGTGTTAGATCTAGATGGAGATAAGGGAAGTATTAATTCTATACAAAGAATCAATGATACTCTTATAGCTTTTCAGGATAAAGGTATTGCACAAATATTGTATAATGAAAATACCCAAATAAGTACAACTGAAGGTATTCCTATTGAATTAGCAAATAGTGGAAAGGTACAAGGTAAAAGATATATCTCATCTACTGTAGGATGTGCTGATAAATGGAGTATATGTACTTCTCCTAGGGGCATATATTTTATTGATTATTATGGTAAGGATATATACCTATTTAATGGTCAATTACAAAATATATCTCAAGAGGGAGGTTTCAATCCTTGGGTTAAAAAGAATGTGAGTATTACTTCATCTAAATGGGATTTACACTCTTTTAATGGATTTAGAAGTTTCTATGATAAATTAAATCAGGAAGTACTATTTGTAAATAAGGATATTGCTCTAGCTTGGAATGAAAAAGTAAATACATTTACCAGCTTCTATAGCTATGGAAATAAACCTTTCTTCTGTAATGTTGAAGATATGGGAGTATGGATAGATGATTCTTGTGGATTATGGGGACATCAACAGGGAGAATATTGTAAATTCTTTGATGAAATAGAACCTTATAGTATGACACTTATAGGCAATCCTGATCCTCAAATATCAAAGACATTCACCAATTTGGAATTTCATGCAAATGTTGCTAAAGATGGTATACCTAATATATCAGATACATTTGATAGTACTTTTGATAGCACCTTTCATGGAGATAATTCTTTCTCATTCTTTCTTCCCTTCACTTCGCTGGAAGTATGGAATGAATATCAGCATGGTGAAGCAAACTTTATAGATACTAAAGGTTTAAAGCATTTTGAAGATACTGCTAATATTAAAAGGAAGTATAGGATATGGAGATGTGATATACCTAGAGATAATTATCCTCTTGATAGAATTACAGGAAAGGATATAGATGAAGAAAAAGGTATATACAGATACTATAGAAAACCTATTGACAGAATGAGGAATAACTGGATATATTTGAAACTACATTGTGATATACTTGGTACTCCTCATAAGACTGAAATACATAATATTATGATGACTTATTTTGAATAATTCTTTTCCATACCATTTAAATAAAGAACCCTGGGAGCTTAGTTCTCTCAGGGTTCTATTATTATTATTTATATCCTCGTTTATAATACAATCCAGCAGCATCAAGGTCTTCAGCAAATTTATCAATTTGATCCCATTGTGATAAAAATGGAAGAGGTAATTCCATCCATCTTTTATATATGTAACTATGTCCTTTGAATTTACCTGTTTGAATCAGATGGTCTTCATCCATATTCCAGTTCAAAGGGTTTACAGTAGTAAGTATCACCTGAGCTACTTTAGAAGTAGCTGAAGCTACTACAAATGGGTCATTTAATGTTTGTAGTCCTTCTGATAACATTGTAGGACCAGCAGCGAGAAATCCTAATTCATGAGCCTCTCTATAAGCTAAGTATTCAGCAAGTTTCATTGCCCATATTTTGTCAGGATCCTTTGCACCTGATGCAAGACCTGTAGCTAATACCCAAACAAAAGTAGCTTGAACTATTTCAGCAAAAGCTCTTATTACATTTTGTTTTTCTGGTTTACTTAGATTATCCCATTCAGAAGTAATTTTAAATCCTGATTTCCATATATTCTTAGCAAATCTAGCAACAGTTCTATAATAGCCTTCTTCATCCCTGCCTATAGCTATTACCCTTCTACTCTTTTGAAATCTTCTCATCATTTGTGGGACAATCCATTGACGCATTTGTAGTAATAGTCTGCCAAGAATAACTCTTTGTGCAGCAATCATATCTTCATCATTATAGACACCTATAAGAGTATGATTAATATGGGCTACTTTATCTTCAAAATCTCCAGTATTGAATAAAGTACCATCAAGATTTCTTGTACCACTTTTAAGCTGTATCTTATTATATCCATTTTTATCAGTAACTATTTCCAAGGCATCCCATAAAGAAGTTTCAACACCTTTTACTTTTACTTTCTCTCTAAGTGCCATTGCTATAGCAGTTCTATTATATATCCAATGGTCTCCAAGTCCTTGTTGTACAAAAGCCCAATTTTGTCCAAAGAATCTTCTTACTAGATTCTTTGATTTTACATTATGTACCTTATCCTTGAAGTTCTGCTTTACATTAAAAAGATTATCAAATAAAGAAAGTTTATCATCTTTATATCTATTAGTAATATTAGACATAAATGCGGGCATTAATTTAGCATATAATGCATCTGCTTTAGCTAATTCCTTTGGACCAAAAAATTCACCAGCAGCAGCTTCAATATTTTGCATACCTACAGCTGTAGCAACATTGGCTATACCACCTAAATAGTTACAGCCTATATAAGCTAAAGAAGATAGCTTTTGGAAAAATCCTATAGTCTTTTGTGCATTCTGTCCCAATATATCATCCTTTTTATAATATCTACCATATACCTGACATTCCATAAAATCCCTAAGTTTTTTTCCAAAGTTATAACCATCTCCTATAGAAATATGGTTTTTAGTAACTTTCCCCATAGTATTAAGAACCTCTTCAGTAAGACCTTTACTATCAGATTTTTTAAATGAGTCTTTTGGTATAAGTCTACTACCTATTTCAAGAGCAGAATGTACCTTACTTATAGCATGATATACATTAGCCATATAAGCATAAGCTGTAAGATCACTAATTAAATCAGTAGAAAGAGTATCAGGATTCTTCAATTTATTTGTATATAAAATTGGTAGAGTCATATACTCTTGTCCTCTAAAATCTCTCAACTCCTGTGTAGGTTCTCCATATAATAAATCGTCATCAGCATCATGAGAGAATATAGATTGTATATCATCTACAGTGCTTTCATAAGCTTGTGAAGGATTTTTAATAGAATCTAAAATTCTTTGTGTATTTGTTCTTCTTCTTTGTATTGCTCTTGTGACATCTCTTTTATTATCAGGTAATAACTCTTCTATACTTCTTTTATATTCCAATATCCTGTCAAGATATTCTTTCTTATCTTTAGATAACTTAGCATAATCAGAATTTAAATACATATCACTTGGATAATAATTACCAAGGGCATCTTCTACAGTATGTGTCTTAAGCCATTCATCCCTTTCTTTTAGCATTTCTTTTACAGCATTTCCTGAAGGATTATTACCATACTTTTCAAGTAACTTTTCTTTGAACTCCTTTTTATCTTTTTCATACTGTCCCCTATTATATTTAGATATATAATAGCCTGTCTTATGCCCTTCACTATCTTTTTCATAAGCCCATTCAAAAGAAGTTATACCTAATTTTTCTCCATCTTCTTGGAGTTTTCTAATATCACTAATATCTACAATGGTTTTTTGTCTAGCCTCATGTCTTGCTCCTTTTACTATATGATCATACATTTGTAGTATTATATTTGAAGAAGTACCCATAGTAGTTAGCCATCTATCAAACTCTGATATATCAGGTTGTTCTCCTGTCAAAACATCCCTAATATTTCTTATTTTACCATTCTTATCTCTTAGTGGATTTTTATTATAAATAGGAGCAAGATAGTCACAGAAACTGGTAAGTGCCTTCTCACTGAATTTATGAAGGCAGGTAGCATTTATATCATTTAAATCCATCCATAGTTTCTTTATATTTCTCTCTTCTCCATCTAATATTACTGTAGCATCCTCATCATTTATATTGTCTAGTATATCATGTAGTTCTTTTATAAAATTACTATATGAATCCAGTACCATTCTGATATTTAAGTACTCATTAAATACATCCTCAGAAGAACCTTGTAAAGCATCTAATGCTTCAGTAGCATTTTTAATGTCTTTTACAGCCCAAGCAGCATACTGCATAAGTCCTGTAAGTTTTTCTTTATCAGAAAGACAAGCTTCAAGCTTTAATACTCTACTTCTTGCTTCATCAGATAACCCATCTTCAAATACCTTAAATTTCTTTCTTTCTACATCTTTAACATCCTTGAGTAGTTCTACTATATCATCTATAGCATCACTAAGCTCATTGAATTTAGCTTGTCTAGCACTATTCATAATATTTTTCTCAGTAAGTTTTTTATCCTGATTGAGAAAATCCTTGGCTAGTTTACCCATGTTAAGATTAACATCATTCAATATCTTATTAATATCATTAGGGTCTTTTCCTTTAAATATATTTTTTATCCAATTTATTAAACGATTGACTAATCTATTTAGAATTGTTGAATTATCATTACTCTCCTCTTTAAAAGTGCTCAACAATTTATCCCTTAGAATCTGTCCTAAAGCTTCTTCAGCCATAGCTTCTTCTATAGGTACTTCATTGCCATCTTCATCATAATTGGGATCAGTATAATAATATTCATAATAATCCTGATATTTATCTCCTAATACTTCTTGTAATAGATTATCATTATTTGCCAATTGTGCTAAGCATCTTTGGATTATTGGACTATTCTTAAAAGCTCCTACTAATATGTGAGCCACTTCCTCAGGGAGTGCCTGTTGCCCTTTTATACCTTTAGCTATATTGATAAGACCTCTAAAACCATTGGCTATATCCTTCGCTTTGCTGAAATCTACATAGCCATTGGTTCTTTCCATATTTTCCAGTTCAGTAACTGTTATACCTGGAATACCTAATAGAGTAACTAATTTTTCATTTAAAGCATTAGTACAATACTGATCTTCAAATAATTTAGTATTCTCATCATTTCTATCTCTTATTTCAACTCTAATACCATCTTTATAAGGTACTACCACAGCCACAAAAGAGTCAGCATTATCAGAATTTGTATTATAATTATAAGCTTCTCTAAGAAGTAGTTTATAATTATCACTATTATCTTCTACTGATTTGTACTTATTTTGGTCCTTAGCTTTTAATACTTCTTTACCTATTATTTTTTTGATATAAGGTATCTTTATAACACTATCATAAGTAGGTACATCTTGTTCATCTAATTTAATGTACTTTTTAAAGTCTTTTTGGAATGTAGGAGAAATAGCTTGAGTAAAGACTTTAGCTGCTGTCTTGTACCCAAGTTCTTTTCTGTAATTACTAAATTCTTTTAGTTCTTTACCATTCCTTTTTGGTATATAACTACAACTTAAAACCATATTATTCTCTATTAGTTTTATGGCAAAGTTAAGAATATTATTATTATCCAATCCAAAAGTAAGTTATATTATAACTTAAAGTTAGTAATAAATTAAATCTTTTTATATCTATATTTTATTAAACTAAATTTGTACAAAAATATTAGATATGAAAGCTAACAAATTATACACTGTAAATGAAAGTAATAAAGGTATGTTTGTTAAAGCAAACAAATTTGATTGGGGAGGTTTAGCAGAAGCTGATAAGCATAATAATCCATGGAATTATGCTGATGATTTAGATACAGTAAAACAGTATCAAAATTCAACCAATGTTTTAGGAATATCCAAGATGAATAATCCTTTTAGTAAGGGGGTTATGTCACAGGGTATAGGAGCTATGGCTAAAACACCTATAGGAGGAGCTGTTATAGGACAATTAGGATCTGCTGTAGGAAAAGCTGGTGGTGCTCTTATTGGAGGAGGATTACAAAGTAAAGCTGGTAGTGCTATAAGTAATATAGGAGGTTCTATAGGTAGTGCTATAAGTACTGTAAATCCATTGATTGGAGGTATAGTATCAGTAGGAAGTGGACTTGTAGGAGGTGTTGTCAATAGGGCTTTTGGTACTAAAGTTGACCAAGCTAAATTAGATGCAGCTAATGCTGGCACTCAAGCTCTAAATAATTACACTTCAAATGCTTCTAATTTTGATGATATTAAGAGTATTGAAGGACAGGCTAATGTACAAAATGCTTATAAAGGAGGTTGGTTTTCATCGGGATCTGCTGCTAGAAAAAATGCTGAATTATTGAATCAAAGAATTGATGCCCAACAAATGGCAGAGAGAGGATTATTGAATAATATTCATAATATAGCAGAAGATCAATATAATAATGCTTTAGCTAATTATGCAGCATTTGGAGGACTAATAAATACAGGTAGTCCTACAATGAATACTTCCTATGTAAGTCCATTTAAGAGTATGTATAATTTCAATCAAGCTTCTTCTTTGGGTGATTTTAGTTTACCTCAAATACCTCTGCCTTCAGATAACTATAATCTTGAAGAGCAGGAATTTGCTCCTGCTAATTATGGGTATGGAGAAACAAACAATCCTAACTATAATCTAGTATCTGTAGTGGATATGGGGGGTAATTCAAAACAGAGTCAGAATACTGTACCTAATTTTTCTTATAATTCTTCATCTGCTGGAGCAAGTCATAAATATAATAAGAACAATGCTAATTATGTTAAGAAAGCATTACAAAAAAGTGGTAAATTTAATTCAGTACAAATAGAAGGAATCCTACAAAATATTGCTAGAGAATCAGGATTTAATGCTAATAGTACTGGAGATAGAGGAGCTGCTTATGGATTATTACAGTGGCATGGAAATAGAAGACCTTCAGATTTGAGTTTGAAAGGTCAGACACAATTCCTTATTGATACTCTTTCTCACTATGATGGAGGAAAACATTGGATAGGTAAAGATGCTTATAATGGTTTCTTACATGCTAAAACTCCTGAAGAAGCTCATTATTATATAGCTAAAGGATATGAGAGACCTGCAAATAATATTTTATATGGATTAAAGAAACAAGCATATATGAGTTTGGGTAGAAAGAAAGCTTTAGGAGGAATCATACAGACACATGGAAGTGATTTCAGTAATGGACTTATGTCTATAAATGCTGGAGGAACTCATGAAAATAATCCTCTTGGTGGTGTTCCTATGGGTATTGATGCCCAAGGAGTACCTAATTTAGTAGAAGAGGGAGAAACAGTTTATAATAACTATGTATATTCTAGAAGGTTGAAGGTACCTAAAAAATTGTATAAAGATTTAGGACTTTCAGGTATAGGTAAAAAAGGTATATCATTTGCTGAAGCAAGTAAGAAATTAGCTGAAGAAAGTGAGCAGAGACCTAATGATCCTATAAGTGAAGCAGGCTTAAAAGAAAGTATGCTGAGACTTAGTACAGCACAAGAGGGAGTAAAAATGTTAAAAGCTCCTAAGAGTGTAGAAGAGGATAATACTGAAGGTAATAAATTTTATGATGGTGGTCATAAGATTAATCTTTATGGATATGACCCAATAAATACTTTTAAGTATTTTCATAATGGCAAATATGATGATGATTATCTTGACTTTATAAATAATAGACTGGATAATGATTGGATAAACAGAGCAATGAGTGGTGTCTATGGAGATATGAGTAGATATAAAGGATCAAATAATTTTAATCCTACACTTTCTCAAGCTAGAACTTTGGGACAAGATAAAAAGTATTCAGATTGGCATAAGGCAATGGCTAATGCTTTTGATGAATATAAAGCAGGTATAAATCCTGTTACAGGTTTGCCTAATAGTGTATTACCTAATCCAACTATACCAGTAGGTCCAATTCCTAATTTACATGTTAATGCTCCAGTTATAAATCATAATATTAGTAATGATAAAGAGGAAGGTATTCCTCAATATGATACAAGATTGAGATATGCTCCGGCTTTAGGTGCAGGTATTATGACACTTACAGATACCTTAGGTTTAACAAATAAACCAGATTATACTTATGCTAATAAATTGGAAGCAGCAGCTACTAAAGCCAGTTATGCTCCTAATATAGGTTATAATCCTATAGGTGATTATTTGACTTATAGACCTATGGATATTAATTATGAGCAAAATAAAATGGATGCCAATGCAAGAGCTACAGATAGAGCTATTGCAAATAGTGGATTATCAGCAAGTGCCAAAATGGCAGGTTTGATAGCTACTGGATATAATAATCAAAATGCAGATGGTCAATTATATAGAAATGCTTTGGAGTATAATGATGCTAAAAGAGAAAGAGTTACAGGTTTTAATAGAGAAACTAATAGTATTAATTCTCAGATGGCATTACAGGCTGCTATGGCTAATGCTAGATATAGACAATCTGCTACACAATTTGGTTTATCTGGATTAGCACAAGCAGCTGCTTTAAGAGATTCTATTGACCAAAGAGTTGGTGCTTCTAGAAGTGCAAATATTTCTAATCTACTTAACTCACTTGGTAATATTGGTAGAGAGAACTTTGAGTTCAATGTACTCAATAACATGAAATCAAGTAGATATGGACTTACTAAGAATGGTGGTATAAAGTATAAAAAATAATAGGAGGAAGAGAAATGCCAAATTATTCATTAGTTGCAAATTCTACATTTCAACCTTTCAGTTTTCAAGAACTGGCAATGCCTATAGATAGAGAAAACGCTTATCATGAAAATATATTAAATGAATATGATAAACTAAGTAGTCAGTCTGATATTCTTGAAGCTTTAGGCAGTGATGTAAGAGACAAAGATACAGATACTTATAAGAAATATAAAGACTTTAGTCAAACCCTTTTAAATGCAAGGGATAAACTAAATAGTAATGGTTTAGATTTTGATGTAAGAAATACCCTGTCCAATTTGAGAACAGCTTATAGTAAGGAAATAGTTCCTATACAAACAGCTTATAATAAAAGGGAACAGGAATATCAGGAACAACGTAGAGCACTTATGTCAAATCCTTCACTTATATTCCTTCGTGATGCTGCTACTTCAAGTGTAGATGATTATATAAAAAATCCTACTGTTAATAATGGAGTTATAAATGGTGCTAATATTACAGCAACAGTAGCTAATATGGCTAAGGGATTACAGAGTAAAATAATGAATGAAGGAGATGCTCATTTAAGAAGTCTGGATAGTACTACTTATGATTATATTGTTAATCATGGTATTACTCCTGAAATGATTCAGAATTGGGAAAAGTATCCTATGCTGAGGAATATAGTAGATACTGCATTAAAAACTAATGGTGTTACTAATGATGCATTGAGTACTATTAGTAATCAACGTGCTAAGGCTATATGGAATAAGAGTGTAACTTCAGCAGTAGCTGGATTGTGGAATGGTGTAGGTCCTGATACTTCTCAGATTGTTACTAACTATGAAGGTCAATTACAAGCTCAATATGAATATCAAAAGAAAGCAGCAGAAGAATTAGGAAACTTACAGCAAGGAGATACTACAAATAGTGGTATATCTAAAGATCCTGAACCTTTGAGAGCTATTGAAGATATATCAGGCACAGAAGATAAATTAAAAGATCTTAATAGCTGGGAACAAAAGGGATATATTAAATATACTCCTAAAGGAATAGTTTTAACTAAGGCTGGAGTTTCAGCTATAAAAGGTACAAGTACAAAAACAGATGATTATGGTACTAAATTAGCTAGAATTTCTGATTCTAATGTACCAATGAAAGCTACTGGAGATCCAGAGTTCAGAGAGTTTTTTACTAAGATAGGAGCATATAATCCTAAGACAGGTAATATAGAAGCACCTTCTACTCATTTAAATAAATATAGGAGTAGACTGAAGGCAGGAGAATTTGATACTGTTAGGTCTACAGAATATATAAGAAAATTGAAGGGTGATGATGGTAAACGTTTCTTAGAGGCTGTAAAGACAGCTTATAGAGGAAGTAAAAAGGGAGTACAGGAAGTACAATTTACAAGAAATGGATGGAAACCTACAGGTGATTATATTGACTTGTCTGAATTAAATACTTCAGGAGAAAAAGCAGCTTATATCTCTGATGTTAGATATAGTAAAGACGGGGATACTGCTATGTTGAATATTCCTGGCAAGAATCCAGTTAGAATTAAATTACCTACTGGTTTAAATTCTGATGCTCAAGATAATGTACACAGATCATTATTAAATGAGCATCTATATACTTTGGCATTACAAAAGGGTCTAAGACCTAAAATGGTAAACAATAGAATTTTAGTAGATAAGAAAGGAAGGATTGTTTATACTCCTGTGAAGATGACTACTGCTGATAAAGCTAAATTAGCTCAGTTTAGAGATAGAGCTATAGAAGAGGCTTATATGTATGGTTCTCAATATGTAGTTACAAGTGATTCACCTAATGAAGAGAACAAACCATTTAATTTTTAACAATTGATTATTATGAAATTTATTAAAAATAACAAACCAGTAGATATAAAGAAAAGCGGTCCTCAGTCATATAGAGATTTGCAAAAACAAAATGCAGCTATAGCATCAGGTAAATCTATATTTGATAATATGCAACCTGTATATCAAGCTACCCCATCTTCTTCTCAGATTTATTATGGTAGAGAAAAATCTCCAATACTGAAATCAGGAGTAGATTATTTAGGTAGGTCTAGATATGATGATATAGAATTAACTCCTAACAACTGGACTTCAGAAGATATAAATCAATCTAGATATGAAAACCAACCTTGGTATGATAATATAGCTAATGGTGTTGCTAAAATGATAGGTAAAACTGGTACAACAATATTAGATAGTGTAGTAGGTTTACCTTTAGGATTAGTAGAGACAGGAACTGCTCTTGCTGAGGGACAAAAAAATCCATGGTCTAAAATATGGGATAATGAAATATCTAAGGGCATGGAGAATATAAATGATTGGATGGAGGATTATTTTAAAAACTATAGAAGTACAGAACAACAAAATAGTCCTTGGTACTCTCCTGTAAATCTATTATCTACTTCAAGCATTGCTGATAACTTTATTGATAATGCAGGATTTGTAATAGGATCAGTTATAGCTGCATCAACTGGTGTAGGAGCTTTAGGTCTTGTTGGAAAGGCACTTAATTTAACAGGAAAAATAGGAAAAGTAGGAAAAGGTGCAGCATCAGCTTTAAGTGCTTTATTCTCAGCATCAGGAGAAGCAATGACAGAAGCACAGAGTGGAGTACAAGAAAGAAATGAAGCAGAATTAGTAAGACTTGGTAATTCTTTCTTGCCTGAAATGGATAAACTTAAGCAAGCACAAAAAGCAATTGATGCTGAATATCAAGCTAATAAGGGTAAATATTTAGTAAAAGGAAATGATGGTAAATCTTATGACCCTGCTTTTTTAAAATATAAGAGGGATTCAAATGAAATTCAAAAGCAATGGGATAAGATTAATGAGAAGTATGAAGCAGGTAAGCAGCAGATAGAAGAAAGTGGTCTTAGAATGGGTAATAAGATATTTGGTCTTAACCAAGTCCTTCTTACTGCTGGAAATCTAATTCAGTTTGGCAAAGCTATGAGCAAAGGTTTTGGAAATGCCATGCATGAAGCTGAAGAAGCTGCTAAAATAACTAAGCCTTGGGGAGTAGGTGCTAAACTTATGGATGATGGTACTTATAAGATTTATAATAATAAACTTATGAGGGGTGTCAATGCTACCAAAGGATTTTTTACTGAAGGTCTTGAGGAAATGAATCAGCAGGCAATTCAAAACTATGGAGGTATTTCTGAAAATGAAGTAGATGTAAATGATTATTGGAAAGCTAAATTAGACCCTAAGGCTTATAGAAAAACTACCAAGGACTTCTATACTCTAGGAAATGAAATAAGTAAGGCTTTTGCTGGTAGCTATGGGGATGTAAATCAGTGGGAACAATTTGTAGTTGGAGGTATAACTGGATTACTTGGTTCTTATGCCCCTACTAAAATGTTTAATCAAGATAAGTCTAAATCTAAATGGAATCCTCTAAGATATGGGGAATGGTCAGGAGGTGCTATCAATGAAGTAAAAGAATATAAGAATACTTATAATAAATATAAGGAAAGTATTGATGACCTTAATACCCTCAAGAAGTCTAAGGATTTTCATGAGCATTTAAGCAGACTAGTTGCACATACTAAACTTGAGGAGGATAAAACAAAAAGTGCAGAAAATAATGATAAGAAAGCTTGGAAGGATGCTGATGATAAACAGACAGTTCATGATATTCAGACTTTTGCTAGAGCAGGTAAAATAGATGATCTAAGAGACATTTATAATAGTATTGGTGGATACTTGTCTGATGATGATATTAACAGTATTATTAATACCACTACTAGACATACAACTGCTGAGCAGGATAAACAAAGATTTAGTGCAGAAGCTAACAGTAAAATAGAGAGTATACAAATTGAAAATTATAATCTCTCTAATCAGTTACAAAATATATTCAATACATTCAATCATTTACCTCCAAAAGAAAGATCTGCATATTATAATTCTCAACGTAATACTATTGATAATATCAATAAAAAACTAGAACAAAATAAAGAGAGTATAAATACTCTTAAACAAAGTATAAATGACTATGAAGGTAAGGAGTATTTTAATGGTCCTTATGTAGATAATGAAGGTAATACAAAGACACCTGATGAGGTAAGAGAGGAACTCAATAATAATTCAAAATCTCTTAATAAGAAATTGGATGATTATCTTAAATCTTTTGCTGCTATAAGAGAAATAACAGGTGGTACTCTTACTAAAGACCAAGAGGATAACTTAGCTTATCTTCATTATATTGGAGGAGAGAAGCTGGAAAGAAGTCAGAAAATAGCTAATAATGCAAGAAAGGATCTTCCTAAAACATTATTGATTAAATCAGATAAATCTCCAGAGCAATTAGCTAAAGAGTATAATACTACAGACTTAGCTTTTAGTAAAGATAAAGATACAAAAGACGGTTATGTAAAAGTAGATGTATCTAAACTTAGTGATGCTAAATTTGTAGATTTCTTTGTCAATACTATATGCAATGGGTCAAATATTATTAAGGAGTTTCTTAATAGTGAAGAAGATGAGAAGACAAAGAAAGAGGAAGAAGGACTTTCTGATAAAGAAAAGCAGCAAAGAAAAATTGATAGAGCTAAAAAGAATGGAGTGTTTGATAAAGCCAATGAGCAACTTGATGCAAACTCTGAAAGTATATATAATTCTTTTATAGAAAACTATAGAAACAGCAACCCAAGAGCTACTGGATTGGATGAAAGTATAGCAGTGAATAACTTTATGACTTCATTAAAGGATATGGTTAGTCTATATAATGAAGCTGGGGAATATGGTGCAACACTTAGAAAGTATATGGCACATCCTGAACTAATAGATAAGAAGAAGGAGGAAGCCATAAAAACAGCTGCTAAAGAGGTGCAGAAAGAAGCAGTAACTGATAAGGTAAAAGGTAAAGATGTGCATCAAGTAAGTGAAGCTTTACAAAATGGAAGCATGGATGATATGGACCTTGATTCCTTAATTGAAGCAGCAAATGAAACAGATGAAGATGAAAATGAAGATGAAGATACTAAAAAGGAAAAGGAGGAAACTAAAAAAGCTGCTGAAGTAGCTAAAATAGCCAAGGAGAAACACGCTAAAACTGCTAAAATTAGAAGGCATGCTTTAGATGCTATTAATGAATTACCAAGTAATAAAGCTTCAGAAGAAGATAGGAGAACCCTAGCTACAATGGCAGATTCTACTATATTATCTGCTGAAGTTAAAGCCTCAGATGCTGCTGATATTAATCTTGCTAGTATAGATACTAGTGCAGTACCTTTTGATGTAGTAGAACAAACAAATAAAGAAAAACTTGAGGAATTGCAAAAACTTCTATCAGAAGTTACAGCAGTAGCTTTTACAAGGTATAATAAAGATGAAGTTGGTGCAGAGGATATTCCTGAAGAGAAAGGGCTTGCTGAAGCTGATAAAAGTGCTCAAAAAGCAGCAGAAGCCACAAAGACTACTGGGCATGACCCTGTAGCTGCTAATACAGTTCCATTTAACTTTTCAGATAAAGAGGGTAGTAAAGAAAAGGATAAGAAGAGTACTAATAAAGAAAAGAATACTACTGAGGAAAAGAGTACAGATAAAGAAGATAAAACTGTAGATACAGATACTTCTATCACTTCCTCTAGCACTGGTAATACTGATAATACTAATAATCCTACTACAACAGTAGTAAATAGTGATCAAGCAATAAGAGGAGAAATCAGTACTGTAAATGAACAAGAATCCAGTATTGAAGATAATAACTGGAGAACTACTACTATGAGGAATCCTTATGGCAGAACTGAAGGTACTTATCACGATGATATGTTAGAAGATAAAGACTCTGCTGCTTATAAGCGAAGTAAAGCTATTTATGAGTATTTAAAAGAACAAGGAGCTTGGGATAGAGTAGATGCTGTAGATGATAATCTTAAACTACATGAAGGTGACAAGGTACATATTATGGTTAAATTCCTTCCTGAAGTATATGGTGAAAATACACCTTTTAGTAGTATACCTGATGAACAAAAACCTTATGCATTAGCTCTTATAATGCTGGATGACAAGGGCAATGTTTTAGGTGATTTGCCTTTAGCTCAATGGGAAAGAGATTACTATGATAGCAAGAAGTCAGAAGGTCTTAAGAACTTGATAGCTTTTCAGAATGAAGCCTTTAAATTATTTGAAAATAATTATGCTAAAACTGGAAATAAAGAAGTCATACTTGATGATTTCAAAAAGGAAGGTGTTGATACCTTAGGTGTTAAGAGGATAAATGGTAATCCTCCAACTCTTAGTATTAAAAATATGTATAATGGTTTAGTACCTACATCACAAGAGTACAATACTGTCAATGAAATAATTGCTGGTAATGGATTACAATTAGGTGTTATTACCAATGAGGGAGTTGCTACTGGTTATAATTATAGAGAAAATAAGCATATTACATTAATTCCAGGGGAACAAGTAAGGATACCTCAAGCTAAAACAGGTAGACCTGTAATGCTATTAAATTCTCCATCAGAAAAACAAGTAGCTATACCTATAGTAACAGATACTTTTGTTGCTGATAAGGATTCTTTGATTTATAGAGTACTTCATACAGCTTTAGTAGAAGCACTTAAGTATAATGAAAATGCAGATATATCAAAACAGACTTTCTTTCAGGTTTGTGATTTATTATCAGGTTTACTACAAGTAGATAGATTCAAGAACAATAAGGAAAGGGGATTATTCAAAAAATCAAATGGAAAAAATACTCTTACTGTAAATCTATATAAAGCAGGAGTTGATAACCCTAGTAAGGAAAATGGTACAGATTACTCCTTTACCATTGAGAGTGTAAGGGGTGTTAGTTTGGATACATTAGCAGACATGATTCTAGAAGGATTAGCAAAGAAGCATATACCTATCCAAATAAGTACTCATTATATAAATAAGAATATACCTCTTGTAACTGTAAAGAATGGTAAAGTAGAAACAGAAGAAATAGAGTATAATAAAATCATAGGGGAGTTAGCTAAAGCTCCTTTACCTAAGGGTACTACTCAGGTTATCAACAACTGGTTTACACTTGAATATAATCCAAATAGTTCTACTGAAAGACAAAAGACGTCTCCAAAGGCAGATGGTGTACAGATAATAACATTAAATAATACACCTTATACTTTAAACTTCAATAGTCATACTATTAGGAACAAAGGAGATAACCCTGTAGAATTTAAAGGACATGAGGATTTATATAAATTTTATGCAAGAGCTTTTGCAGAAAGGGCAGAATATAAAAATAAAGAGGTAGTATATGTTGTTATAAATGGAGAAAACTACTATTATAATAAAGCAGAAGATAAATTTGTACAAAGACCAGGCACAGAAACTAAAGTTGAAAACACTGTAACTAGTGATAAAGAAAAGGAGGTAAATAAAGAAAAAAGTACAGAAGGTAACAGTACTGAAAAAGATAAAGCTAGTAATGATAAACTAGAAAAGAAAGAAACAAAAACTTCCTCTACTAAACTTACTATTGAAGATGTAGAAAAGGAAGTGAGTTCTTTTCTGGAAAAAAGGTATAAAAAGATATGGGATAAAATACCTAATGAGCTTAAAGTAAAATTAGCTAATGGAGAATCTTCTGTACAATTAAGTAGTAGAGAAACTAAAACTTATGTAATTAATTCAATTACAAAAAAGGAAGTTAATAATATTTTATCTAACTTTGTAGGAGTTAGGAAATTTACTGTAAAGGAAGTTCCCAATAATGTAAAGCCTATGACAAAACAAACAAAGTCATTGGAGAGGGAAAAGGAAAGAAGATCAAGGCATTGGTTATCTAAAAATCTTCCTTCTCTAAGTACTAAAGAAAGAACTCAGTTTGTAGGAAAGCTTGTTAGAGGTAATAGTGATATGTGGGCTACATATAAAGCTGGAGTTATTGAAGTACTTAAAAAAGCTCCTAGGGGTACTGTTTATCATGAAGCTTTCCACTATGTTATAGATATGCTAATGACTCAAGAAGAGAAAGGAAACATTTTCAATATAGCTGGTAAAGAATATGGTTTAACAGATAAATGGGAAATAGAAGAAAGATTAGCAAATGACTTTAGAAGATATGTAATTGATTCTGAAGATACTGGTATTGTTGGTACTATTAAGAAGTGGATAAGAAAGCTAATGGATAAAATTAATAGATATAATAGAATATCAGATACTACTATTAACCAACTATTTTGGGAAATAAATAATGGTCATTTTGCTAATACTTCTACAGCAGCAGAGGGGGAAAAAGAAAATAAAGAGGTAGTATTAAGAGAGATTAGAAATGTACAAAATAAGAGGTATCAATGGGATAATCTTAATAATACTATTAAAGAGAATATAAAAGAATCAGGACTTTTTAAGGAAGCTTATGATAATATGAGTCTTGAAGAGAAAGAACAGTATGTAAAATGTAGAGGATAAATATTTAAATTTATATCTTATGATTATATATAAGAAGATTTTTTATCAGTGAATCAGCCTGAAATAGATAATGGTATATGGCTAAAACCTGTAGGAGATAATATTGAAATGCACTTCATTGATGGAGGACAGGTTAAGGCTATAAAGGGTGAAGGAGGAACTAGTATTGATACTACTACTTTAAAAAATGAAATTATAGGAACTGATAATGATAGTAGTTTAGACCTAACACTAAAGGGGTTGAATAAACGTATAACTGATTTAAAAGAATGGGTGGAGCAACAGCTAGAGAGCTTTAAAGAGCACCCTGAAAACCATACTAATAATCCTTAATACTAATGAATATGAAAAGTTGTAAAGAAGAAAAAAGACCAAAGCCACTTACACCTAAAGCAGGTCTTACTAATGATGTAAAAAAGAAAGAAATAAAAAAGTAATTAAAGAACTCTTGAGGGTGTGTCTTACTTAGGCACATCCTCTTTTTATTTAATAGTATGGAAACACTACCTATAAGAAATATTCATAAAATACAACTCTGGGTACTTAAAGTAATTCCAATGGTATTATCCCTCATTGTGCTGTTAAACATATTACTTTCCTACTTAAATGTAGATACTTTTATACTCTCTTATTTAGGAGGAGTTTCTTTATTGCCTATGATGTTCTTGTATATATCTAGTTATGCTTTTAAATTTTGTAGTTATCATAGATTATTTCTACATTATGTATCTCTTAACTGGATACTTAATATATATGATTATTATATTGGAATACCTTTATCAGATAAAAAACTTTTAATGTTTTACTTGATAATAACAGGACTATTTATATTTCTTATATTATATAGGAGTAACAAGTATAAAAACATATTAAGAATAAACAAATAAATTATCACAGATAACCATATCTTTTTTATATGTATTTTTGTAGAAACAAAATATAAAAATATGAAGACATCATTGATTAAATTAGTAGCTAAATTATTAAGAGAAATTGCTAATAAATTAGATTCAGGAAACTCTGAGTTATCAGAATCTGAAGCAATGGATATAATGTCACTGCTTACCCATCATGTTATGAGTAAAGAGACAGCCTGTAATTATCTCAATATGTCAAGAAGTAAATTTGATAGTATGATTAATCTAAATAAATTACCTAAAGGAAGGAAAAGAGTAGGATTCAAAGAACTTGTTTGGTATAAAGATGAGCTATCTAATTATATAACTACTAAAAAGAAATAACAATGACGGGTACAAATAAAGAAATAGGAAAGTCTGAATTAAATAAGACTCCAAATAAAGCATTCAAATTTAAAATAAAAGAGCATGCTATACATTCAGAACACATAGCAGATAACTCAATTACTACAGAACATATACAGGATAAATCAATAACTCTTCCTAAATTAAATCAAGAACTAATTGATATAATATATACTATAGCTGATGATTTGTCATATATTACAGGTAAAGGGTACATGGATTATACATTTACTATAGATCCTTCATTTGTTATTGCTGACGGAAATGTAAGATGTATATGTACTGCAAGTTGTATTAATGCTTTTGAACCTTTTACAAGTATTAAGTTTTATGTAAATGATGAACTTAAATATATTGGTGGAAATATTAGAACTGCTACTACAACAATAACTACTGATAGTACTGTTACTATTAAAGCAGAAGCTGTATTGATGGGTAGAACTATTATTAGGGAATTACAATGTGTTGTTAAGGTACCTTTTTATATAGGAGCAGGTATTGCATACACAGATGTTATTAATGAAGAGCATAGAAAAGAATTTTATAAAGTTACAAGGTCTAATTTTGATGTAGTTGTGGGAAATGATGAACATATATATGTAGTTATTCCTAACTCTGTAATGAGTCATTTCCAAAGAGTAGACATGAATGGTTATGAAATACCTATAAACAGAACAGTTGTAGGTGATTATACAGTACTAGAATCTTTAAATACTTATTCTGCTGGTACTTATAATATTGATATTGAAATGGATTACTAAAATTAAATTAAACATTATTGCATAGTCAGGCTCAAAAGGTCTGACTATTTTTTTGGTATTTATATGATTGTATAACTACCTATGTATTAGTGTCTTAGCCTAATTTAAAGCATTGTTTTAGTTGTTATATATTATAGTGTATCTTTACCATGTATTTAAATACAATCATTTATTATTTAACAACTAAATTTTTTAAATTATGGCACAAGATGAAAGTGTTTATGTTTTCCCTGATGCAGTATCTAAAGCTACTGGCATTGATCCTAACTTATTACTTGCCCTTAACAATAACGGGGGTTTTGGTGGTAATGGTAATTGGATATGGATTATTTTCCTTTGGATGATTTGGGGTAACAATGGCTGGGGTAATAACGGCTTTGGAGGCAATAATGGCACTGGCTATTTAGCTAATCAGATTTCAAACTCTGAGGGTAGGGATTTACTATTGCAAGCTATTAATGGTAGGGCTGATGCTGCTGCTCAATTGGCATCTATTACCAATACCTCTGTAGAAGCAGTGAAGAATGGTATCATGACTTTACAGAACTCTATTAATCAGGTAGGTAATCAAGTAGGCATGTCAGGTCTTCAGACTATTAATGCTGTACAAGCTGGTAATGCTTCTCTGGGTTCTCAAATAGCTCAGTGTTGTTGTGAAAATAGATTGGCTATATGTAATCAGACTAATGCATTACAGAGTCAGATGGCATCTAATTTTGCTGCTAGTACACTACAAACTTCTCAGGCAGAAGCTGCTGATAAACTAGCTGTATGTCAACAGACTAATCAATTAGGTTCTCAGGCTGATAGAAATACTAATAGTATTCTCAATGCTATTGCTGGTCAGAATACCCTTATAACTAAAGAGTTCTGTGACCTTAAAGAGAGGGAATTACAGAATAAAATAAATACTCAAGGTGACATTATTACTCAGCTTAGAGGTCAGATTAGTAATGATAAACAGACAGAAGCTTTCAATAAGGCTTTTGAATCTCTAAATGAAAAAATCAATAGCATTGCTGCAAGACAGCCTAACACAGTACCTGTACAGTACCCTAATATTATAGCTGCAAATGCTACTCCTTATTTAGGGTATAGTTATCCTCAAACCAATTTCTTTAACTAATAAAATATATACCTATGTTTGGAGCAACTACTAATTATCCTTTTAACTTTGCCAATAGGAATGGTATACCTATGATTGAGAGTACCTGTGTAAATGTTACTACTGAAAATGTAGTAATAGGTATTCCTAGAAGGGCATTTAGATTTCTAAGTACTAATGGTATAATGATATTTAGACTAAATACCGAAATTCCTAGTACTGCTGGTACCTTACCTATTTTGTTTGAATCTAGTGATTTTACTCAACCTCTTACTGTGGTTGGTGGAATAGCAGCTACTGCTTCAGAAATGTCAGGAACTGGAATCTATCTTATTTATTATGATAAGAATAGTAACATTCTTCAGTTGCTTAATCCTACTACAGCATAAAGAAGAGAATAAAATAAAAGGTTTTAATTAAGAGGCTATGTTTTCAAATTTAAGTAAAGGAAGTGTATTATATGGTCTAGATACTAAAGGTGATATTAAGTTTTTCACTGCACCTATAGACTCAATATCCTTACCTAGATCTAGGTATATGCAGAATACTTTTGGTCAAATTCCAGAAACAGTTATAGATATAATAGCTGTAATAAATGGAGAGAAGAGAGAATTTAAGCAAGTACCTAGTAATAACACTATAGCTGATTTTGGTCCTGATACTTTTGTTATTGCTGATAATAAGGAATCTTTAGTAAATTATATTAATGGACAACTTCAAAAAAGTATTGATATAGTAAACTCTAAAGATAAACATGAAATTCTTATTGAGCAATATAAAAAAGTTTTAGAGCAATTAAATCCCAGCATGGTAGATAATAATGCAGTAAAGGAATTAAAAGGGCAAGTTGAGAGTATGCAAGCTCAATTAAAGGAAGCTTTAGCTCTTTTAAAAAGTAATAATAAAACAATTTAAAGATATGAAAATAGTAAGATTTAGAAGTAGTGGAGAGCACAAAGAGATGCTTGAAAAGATTAAAAAGATGAAAGAATTTGCAGAAGATCTTGAAGAGTGTCTAGAAGATGCTATGGATGATGTTGAGTATAGAGATGATTATCATAGGAATTATGATGATATGAAAGAAGGTAGATATGACTACCGATATACTAGAAGAAGGTAATGTTTAATCAAGGGCAGTTGATACTATCAGCTGCCTTTTAAATATTAATATTATGTATCAAAAGAATACAGGAAGTTATGATGAAATTCCATTAGGAATGAAGAGTTATATAAATAACTATGGTTGTCATTTTAATAGGAAGCTTTGTGAAGAAGCTGCTAGTAGAATGTATACTATGGAAAATGGTATAAAAAAGTACATAGTACCATATACTAAAGAACAGGTTGATTCACTATTACGTAATAATAATATAGTTTTAGATAGAAATAAACTATATGATTATGTATATGTAGCTAATATGGCTAAAGCTGATTTCTTAGGTAAGTCCTTACCCTCAGATAAATACTTGGCTATGTATATAAAAGATTTAATAGATGACCCTGATGCTACTGAAGGATTTATATTTAATAGATTCTATGCTGATACTATATTTATGAATAATCCTATAGATTGGGAAGAAATGCTATGATTAAACAGATGTTCAAAATAGAAAAATATTGGAAAATTATAGTTTATTATAATATAGATTATAGCTTCTTTGATGATATTTATTTTGAATTACGTTTACTAAATTTTTCAAAAGAATCTATAGATGATATTTTCAATAAAATAAAAAGTGGAAAGGTTAAAGCTGCAACTTGTAACAGCATTGAAGAGAGAGTAAGTATAGTATTATTTGGTAATCATAGTAATGATATAGATTATATCAATTCTATAGTACATGAAGCAGAACATGTAAAACAAGCTTTACTTAGAGCATATTCAGTAGATGATATAGGAGAAAATGCAGCTTATACTATAGGGTATATAGTAAGTAGAATGTATTCTATATTTAAGAATATTAAAAAATAAAAGGAGGATTTTTCAACCCTCCTTTTTAAATAACCATATTAACCAATACACATTTGTGTATCTAGAGTATCATTGCCTTCTTTACTATACTGGGAAGTATCCGACATATTATCAGATACATCTACATTAATTGTCTTAGTACCTGCCTCTTTAAGTAGATTTTCTAGATAATCTTCATTAAGATCATGGTCAAATTTTGGATTTACAGATATATCAGTTTTTCCTGATAAGTCATCTGTATTTTGATCTTCTATATTATAGTCTTGAGTAGCCACATCCATATAATTAAATGGTTCATTCTCCATATCCTCATAATCATATAGCATATTCTTATCTTCTACTTTACCTAATCCTTGTCTATTCTTTGCCTCTTGTATAAGACCTTCATCATGTATATCCTTATCTTCTTTCTTTCTCCCCTCTTTTGCTGTAATAGAGTAAAGACTTTCCAAATCTGAAACCTTTAAATTACTATTGAAAACAGGATGCATTTTAGAGTTACTATAAATAGGCACTCTATGATATACCAAGGACGCATAACCTTGGTTTTCAGTAGCTTCTTTATCATAGATATAAATCTGTCCCATCCATATAACATACTTGTACATATTAATATCACCATTAGGATTAGGAGAAAGTATAGGACTTGTCATCTTTTTGATTGTATTCTTACCATTATTCATAATAAGCAGGTCTCCAGTAGATTTGTCCCACATTAAATTATCCCTTAATGAAGGGGGAACAAGTACAGCCATTTCATGGTTAAATGATAGGAATTGATGAATGAAGTTCCTAGTATCTTCTTCACTAACCTCTTTATTCATATCTTCCAATACTTTGCTATACTCCTTAAAACTCATTAGGAAGTCTGTACTGAAAGCTGAAGATATTGAAGTATTACTAAACTGCAATCCATTCTCGTAATAAGAGTATAGAAGTAAATCAGTTGCCAGTTTTCTTACTTCCTCATCCTTGCTATATCTTAGGTCTCCTACCCTAGTTCTAACTATAGCCATTTGTTTTTTATTAATATTACTAGCATCAAGGAACATGATTCTGCCCATCTTTACAGTAAAGATATTACCTAATAGATTTCGCACTTCTTTATTACTTGCTATAAGTTTCTTGAAATCCTCAGGGAATTTCTCTGTGTAGTACTTTCTCTTTTCCTCCATAGTATACTGGTCATCATTACCAAATAATTTAGAATCGGATAGTCTGTATACTACATAGGCTTTATATACACTATTTACAATATCTATCAGTGTATTGTCCGAAGTATCTACAGGAAGATTATATAAGATAGGTTTTATAATCTTATCATCAAACCACTTTTGAGAACCAAAGAAGAAGTTTTTTGTTAATGTGTCAAAAGAATTAATACCCAAAGCATACATACCATGAAGCAATCCCATTCTTTGATTGTATAACTGCTTTCTTATCTCATCTTCAGAACCAGTCATATTTATAGCATCATTGCTTAGAGTTTCCTTAATAGGCTCAAAAGCAAAGGTTTTCTGACCCATCATAGCTTGTAGCACATCTACCTTATATCTCTGAACACGACATCCTGCATAAGAACTCTTCATACCTCCATTAGGTGAATCTGCTCTTGAAACCTTATTGACAAACTCAATAGAAGTATGTTGACTTTTTACTTTGTAGCATAAAGCCATTACATTGTAAATATCATCCTCACTTGCTATTTTATTAGTACCATTTGAATCTACATAAACACGTATAAGCATATCGGTAGTAACCTCATTCTTTTCAGGAAATTTACCATTCATGAGTCTCATTAGTTTCTCCTTAGATAATTGCATATAAGGAGAGTTTACTATAAGAGCAGCTTCTTTGTGTGTAAGACCTTCCCTTAATAGAGTACCTATAACAGAAGCAGTATTACTTGTAGAACCCATAGCTGATAGGGTAGGATTTTTACCATTATCAGCAGCAGCACCTACCATTTGGTTAGTATTCTTTACTGTCCTACCTCCTCTAGAAGTATCAATTCTATCTATAGTCCTACCATTAATAGTAAATTGTAAGTAAGGTTTGATCACAATATTAGCTCTTTGGTGCTTAGCACTCATAGAAGCTTGTACAGCATAAATACAAAGTTGCTCTACACCTGCCATATTTTGAGCATGAAGCTTTGCAAAAGTTTGTGGATATACTGGAGCTACAGGATTTTTAATCTTCTTAGTTAAAGCACTTAATTCCTTAGATTCTAGCTTGGTTAAATTACTTAATTTTTCTGTATATGTCTCTCCTGGGATAAGGTCTATAATTTCAGAAGATCCAGACTTAAATGCATTTAATACACGCATGAAGTTTGCAGCATCCTCTACATCCTTGAATCCTTGAGGATTTAAGAAAGCTTCAGAACCTTCCTTAGAACGAAGTATCTGATTAGTAATTTGAAGAATCATATTATTCCTAGCTTTCCTTCCATTCTCTTTAGGGGATTTATTGAAATCATATTTAACAGCAAATACCTCAGGCTTAGGTTCACCTGTCTTCTTATCTCTTAAGAGATACTGGTCCTTATTAATAATTGCTATACCTGCAACTGTTTTATTTCCAGTTTTTCTATTAAACCATTTGTTAAATGATTCATCAAAACCAATCTCATTTAGATAAGAAAAGAACTCCTCATCTGAAATACGACTTATATCTATACTATTAGTGATATTGACTTTAATATTATTTTCCTTTGCAAAATCTTCCCAAGCCTTAGCCATATTATAGTTTCTTACACTAAAGGATGAAAGGATGAGGAACAATTTATCAACATCAAAATCAGAACCAGCCAATGCAGTAATTTCTGCTGGTAATATTATCACTGAACCATTTTGTATAGGAGTAAATCCTTTAATAATAAGAGGAGCCATACTAGATTTATTCTCAGTAGGAATACGATAACCTACAGCTTCATTAAGACCAAACTCCTCTAGCTTCTTAGGATCAAGTATTGTATTGCCTTCTGCATCAGTAGTAAGAAGAGGTTCAAATAAAGCTTTGGAAGTAACAGGGAGATAGCACTCCAATCCTATAAGTTTACCATTATCATCAAATTTAAGTCTAAGGTCTTTGTTCAAACCTACACCTGCTGCTTGCACCAAAGTAGCACCATCTACCTTCTGTTTGGTTATTCTATTTCTGAAGAATGCTGTAACAATACTCTGTATTGCACTGAACATTGTAGGAGAGTTTAATGATAAATTAAACTTTCCATCATGTAATTCTAGTGCTTCCATAAATCCTCTATCATATTTAGGATTACCTCTTACAACATCCTTTATAGCTTCAGCAAGTGATTCATTGCTACTAAAGATTTCAGATAAACCTCCTTTACCATCAGCACCAAAATAATCTTCCAATAGATTCTCATTGAGTAGTTTATAGTAGAAATCTACTATATCTTGACCCTTGAATTGCTGTTTTTCTCCCTTACCTTTAAGTTCTATTGATGTGTTATCAGATATATCTGCTACTGCAAGGTTTCTTGCCTGAGAACCATGAGGTACTTTAGCATCTTCATGGTGAAGGGGAACATGTTGTGATTCTGAATAATAATCAAATGGAATAGTCTTTACTCTTTGGGGATTTATAACAGTATTACCGTCATTATCTACAATTGTTGTTGCAGATTTAAGTATACTGATTATTTCATCCTCTGAAGGAGCAAGCTTTGACATAATCTCATTATATTTATCTTGAGTAATAGTTCCTTTATCAAGCATATTATCAAGACTATCCTTAATATAACTATAATAGGTTTCAACAGTATTACTGTTAACAGGTATTATTTTACCATTGTCATCTTTTATAGGGTCCATTTTAATACCATAAGTATCAAATCCATGTGCAATAAAGTTTTTAACTTTCTTAGGAGAAAAAGATATATTGATTACACCTTGATTACATACTTTACTAGCAGATTCAAATTCAATCATATCTATCAAAGATTCACCATCAGAGCCTACTGTCTCATCCATGAATCTAGATAATGCCTTGTATACTGGGGAATTATTAAGACTATTTGCTACAAGGCTATACATCATCAAAGCACATATCTCAGAGTTCTTATGCTGTACTGGCATAGGTATATGATTACCTAGACCATCAGGAGTATCTATGACACCATACAGAAATGGTTTTAGGATATTCATGATGGCATCAAAGTCTGCTCTATTCCAGTTATTATTACTAAAGTTCTCAAGAGCTTTATCATGTGCTAGAGACCACTTTCCAAGCATATCCATTACAGCCCTAAAGCTCTTTAGGCTTCTGATAGCTTGTGCATCTGCTACATTTACATTTTTAAATATACCCTTGATATGCTCCTTATCTTCCTTACTTAGATTTTGATTTCTATCTACAGCAGCAGCAACACGAGAGTATGAAGGAGAAGTAATGATAATATCCCTTAGTACAGCAACATTCTCTGTCTTCTTACCAAATCTAGAGCTGGTATTAGGCTTGTTGCCTCCTGAGTACACTTCTTTCCATCTCTTTTGAAAGTCAATAAAGTTCTTATAGAAAGCTAAATCAACAGTAAGTAATTGAATCATTGAAGCATTAGCATATACCATATTATAGTATCTTACTCTCAATTGGTCTTTTTTAAAGTCACTTATATCATCAAAACCTTTCATATTAGTAGAGTAATAATTTATAAAATTAGGCTCTAAAACTTCTTTTACATACTCTCTTATAATATCATCTATCTCATCATCAGTGGCTAAGTCTTTCTGTGCATTTGCTATAGCTTCCTTAAGAGTCTTACCATTAATTGTATAGTCATTTAATTCAGGAATAAAGCAAAATTTAAGAGCATTACCATAATCAAAATTATCTATTGGTAGAATCTTACCAGCTTTAATAGCTTTTTGTCTCTCCACTTCATACTTAATTCTAACTAATTCCTGTCTTACAAGTTCAACAAAAGCACCCCTTCTATCTACATCAACAAGTCTATTACCTTTAAGTATCTGATCCTTATGTTTTTCAATAAGCTCCTTCATAGTGAATTTAGGACCCCTAACCATTAAAGACATAGGACTATCAGAGAAGATAGGAGCAAGATAAAATGCCCAATTCTTTTTTTGGTCATAACCACTTTGCTGAATATCAAATATATCCTCAGCAGTCCATTTAGAGTATTTTCTTACTACAGGTTTGCCTTTTTTCTCATCCTCTACATTATCTACATTTCTATAAGCTGGTAAAAGGAACTCATCAACAGATCCTTTCAAATTATCTATTCCTCTATTATAGAATATATCAAGCCAATAATTTCTCCATTCTCCTGTTTTCTGATTTCTGAACCATTCATATTTACTATAGTGTTCATCAATATATGCTCTTCTGTCTTCGAGACTTCCCATACCTATACTTCTGAAAGTATTCATAATATAGTTATCTGATGAGTAACTATACTTAGTTTTCTTAGTAGCTGAATCACGGAAACTCTGTACATATTGGTCATCAGTGATTATACCTGCTCCTGTGAATAAGTCTTTCCATAGATTTACATCACTCTTGAGGTGTCTGACGTCTACCATGTAATCAAAGGTATCTGCACTCTTTGCCCCACTTTCTATTTGTTTACTTATAACATCTTGTATATATCCTAGTCTCCTGAGGAAGCCACCTATTCTTTCTGAAGCAACTAAGGCAACTACGGCATTTGCATTCATATCAATACCAAAAGATCTTATATAATTTAGATACTCCTTAATGACTTCATTATAAATTTTTATTTCCTCTTCTGAAGCATCTGTAGTAAGTGGCTTTAAGCCTGTATCCACATGACCATAGCCATTCTCTTTTAATTCCTGAAGATGCTCAACATTGATACTCCCATCACTATTATAAATAGATGTATTAGTAAGAGTAATACCATTATAATAATTGGTTTTAAGCTTTTCAAGCATTACTTGTTCAGCCATATCATGATTAAGATACCTTAATCTACCAGCAGTTTTATCATACTTATCATAAGGAATGAATGCTAATTTTAATCCTGAATACATTTGAGAACTTAATGTACCATAGGTATGGTAAGTATTACCCTTCCAAAAATCATTTGTAAGCTTTCCAATTATTCCCTTTACCCAAGGATACTGTTTTTCCATCTCTTCAAGAGCTGGGAACAAAGGATAGCCATAAGGATACTCTTCTTTAAATTCTTCCTCATCTTCAGCTACCCATTCTTTAACTTCATCCTCTCCTATAGCTTCTACCAGTTCATTATATGTTTTACATATATACATGAAAGAATCAGGGTTTTTCACATTATTAGAGAAGTAAGAAAGGAAAGTTGCATATACCTGACTAGTAGAATAGTATTTAGGCATTCCTATACTATTCTTCTCTGTTACATATTTACCATTACCATCTTTATCTATTACTAAAACCTCCTTTTCTATATAACTAAATAACCTCTTAACTTTTTTAGATAGAGTACTTGCTGGGTCTGTATAACGTGCTTTATATAACCAACCACTGGCTTCTTTATCAGCATACTGAGAAGTGTCATCATCTTCATCTTCATCATTATTAGGATCATCTGTAGTATTTTCTTTAACTTCTAAGTCTACTATTCTGATACCTTCAGCTTCTTCAATATTTAAGGTTGTCTGCTCATTGAATATTTTAGTAAAGTACTTTTTTGCATTAGTCCATAATACAAGTTCATCTTCATTATTATATTCCTCAGCATCCTCAATATTTCCTTTTACTTCTTTTAATACATCATTAATAAGGTTATTAATACCATATTCCTGAGCTATAAGTTGTCTACCTTTTATAGGATCTTCAAACTTATTAAGAGTTTCCCTTATCTCTTCTTTTTCTTTTTTAGTATAACTATCATCAGATAGTAATTCATTTAATTCATCAATTCTGTCTCCTTCTATTACATCAAGCTTACGACTAAATACCTTACCAAAATATTCTCCTAAATCAGCTATTTGTCTAGGTGAAAATGCTTCATGATATTCCCTATCCTCATTCTTACTTATTTCAAGAGCAGATTTTATAGCTTCAGATCTAGGATTACTTATCTCTTTTACTTCCTTCTTTTGTATTGCTGGTTTAGGAGTTTTATCTACAACATTATCAGAATTATATGCAGTAATATTATTTAAACCAGTATTTTTAGTACTAGGTAAAATCCATATTCCTAATGTTTGGTTATTAACAATTTTCTCAGAATAAACAGCCCCAGCTTTTTCAAGAGCTTTAGCAAGCTTTTTTTCACCTTCATTATAAGTACTGCTCTGTGTATAGGCTTTGTTATCTGTTACCAAAGTAGCTCCAGCTTCTAGTGCCTTTAAAGCTTCTGCAATAGTTTTATCTTGCTGTTGGTGTCTTACAATCTCATTCCCTCTTAAACCTGGAATTGATACAAACACAACATCATTAACGTTATAACTGCCAACATTAGCCTTGTCCCCTGCTTGTCTTGCATACTCAGCAGTAGAGGAGCCAGCAATTCCCTCAGCAAATCCTATAAACTTATTAGATATAGAACCTTTAGCTGCTGCTTTCTTATCAACGGGTTTTGCAGGTGTGATATTTAATGTACTAGTAGGAGCAGTAGAATTAGAAATTGTAATATCAGAAGGGATTAAGCTGTCAAACCCAAATTCATGCAGCAATTCTCCTAAAGCCTGATAAAGTTTAGGAGTTCTTGTTTTTGAGATGGCAGATATACGAGTATTAAACAAACCATCTCCATCAGGAAACATGATAGTATCATATTTTCCAGTATTAAATTCATTTACTATTTCCTGGAGTTCTTCACGAATTACTTTTTTAAATTCTTCTATGTCAGCATCAGTCCATCTACCTGTAGTACCTTTGGCTCCTTGATGGTACCATCTCTGAGTACTTATAGGTCTAGAATTATCCAATCCTCTGACTACAGCAGCAGTCATTGTTGGAAAATGATGACCTGCACCATATTTCTTAGAGTACCAGCTATCAGCAGGAATTATACCAGAGCCACTATCTCTGTCTGTATTATCAGTAAATACATAAAGGATTTTTGGATTATTTTGGGCTTCTTGCCTTGACCAATTACCTTGATGTTTTTGAACAGCACTATTAATTAAAGACTGTTCTGCTGGTGATGATGGTTTTTCTTTTTTATTCACCCATCTTACCATAGGAGTATTATATTCATTTATATATACTTCAGATTTTCCTGTATCTAAGCCAGCAAGAAGTTCTGTATCTTCTTTGAGTTTTACTTTGTATTTATTCAAATTTTGAATATCTTCATTTGTTGCTTTGTTCCATTTAATTTTATCTTGTATTTGATCTATTCTAAATTTAGAAGTTTGTATGATATGATATAGTGCATTTCTAGCTTCATTTATTTGTTCCTTACTAATATTAGGATCAGAAGTTTCTTTTAATATTGTAGGAACATTAGATAAATCCATACCAGATGTAAAATCTCTAAGAGTCATGTAAGTAAAGTCCTTTATAGTAAGCTTATCAAGCTCTTCTGGAGTCCATTTAGAGAAAGTAGCCTTTAACTCTTTATAAACATCCAAAATCCACTGTTTAAGTTTACTAATAATATTTTTACTACCTTTCTGCTTAGCTATTTCATCTAAAAGCTGAAGACCTTTCTTTCCTGTAAGTCTAGCATGAACTTCAGAAGCTACATAGTCTTCATAATGTGCTTTTGTTTTATCCCATTTTAGACCATAGTTAGGATCTTCTTCTATTTCTTGCCATATACTCTTTTCATGTCCTTTAAGTTTAAGATTCTTATCTTTAAGCAACTGCTTTCCTCTATTCCATAATGCAGGATTCTTTTTAGCAAGAATTGTATCCCAAAGATGAGTGTATTCATGAATAGGATGTTCTGGAGAGATTACAGTTTCATCAAGATATATATTACCTTTCTCATCTACAAAGCCATAGACTTCACCTTCAGGAGTTATAAAAAATGGAAGGTCAGATGATGCATCTAATTCATTTTTAATCTTCTTTTTAATGTCTTGAACTTTCTTCCATTCTACATCACGTTGTTTATTTAACTCATGTAGCTGTTGAGTAAGATTTTTCCTCTTGAGAATATAGTCAACATTGTTTTGCTCATTGGACTGCAAAACGTCAGTAAGTTTAGAAAAAGCTTTTGTATCAACTAATGTTGGAAGTGCCTCTATTAGACCTTTAGCATCAACAATAACTCTCTCTTCTACTGTATTCTCCTCTTTACCATCTCTCATTTCAAACTGGAAATATGGAGATACATCTACACCTAAGACTTTACTTAGGTTTTTAATTCTTCCTTTATAATTATACTCTTTACCATATTTGCCTCCAGCATATAGAGTCCATTGTGTATGAGGTTTATTGTGCCCGTTGTCAATAAAGTATTGTAATACTGTTTTTAAGAGGCTTGCATGATTACTTCTGATTGGGTTTTCTAAACGGAGATAATTATTGTTAGGATTATTAATTTCTATACTTGGGAAAAGGATAGAACCACCTATCAGATTTTTGCTAACATTAGCTTGAATAGATATACTTACCCTACCAAAAATAGATCTACCAGAACTTAAAGTAATAGTATCTCTATCATATTCAGAAGAATCTTTTGATCTCTCATTTTGTACTATCTTAATACTGCCATTTTTAGTTGAAATTGAATCTTCATAGATATTACTATTTAATTCTCTTTCCAAACTATTTATTTGCTGTATTGTTTTCTTATATTGATTTTCTGCATAATACAAGTCCCTTGTAAGAGGGTTGCCATACGCTTTCTTGCCAATAAACATCTGAATATCATCATTCTCAGTAGAGAACTCGCCATTGTTATCAGTAGCTGATTTAAATTGGTTAGGATTAAACATCGCAACATTGTTTGCCCAATAATCCTTACCTACATTTACCCTATCTCCTACATCCCAAGTACGCTCAAAATAAACACCATCATATCCTTCTTCTATTAAAGATGATTGTGCTTCTTGTACTGTAGTTTCTTTGCCTTTATATTCAAAGAAAAAACCATGTGATTCTCCCTTAATAATATATGGATTCTTTAAACTAACAAACCCTTTATATAAACTTGCTTCTTTTGAAGCATAAGAACCAGCAACAGAAAGATTGTCAGTAGCAAAAAAAGATCCTTCGTCACCCCTACCCATAACAGTCTTGTTAGCTCCATCAGTCCTAAACATTACTTTAGGTTCACCATTCTCATCTACTACTTTAGAAGCATTAGTAGGGTCATTCTCCCAATCACCAAACCATTCTTTAAAAGCTTTAGTTCTAACTTGAAGCCACTGTCTTTCAGTAAGATTAGTAGGTTTACCATTAGGAGCTTTCATGAAAGTACCATCAGCAAGAGCTTTGGCTTTAATATCTTGCATTTCTTTATTCTCCTTAATGGCTTGCAAAGTGTAAACAGGGTCTAGTTTACCTTTCTCTGTTAGATATTTTTCCATATCAGCTTTACCAAGAACAGTAATACCTGAAGCCTTTAATTGATCTATAAGCTGAGTAACAATATCTTGCTTATTATCTTCAGTTGTTGTTGGTTTTCTTGCATATACCTTACCATCTTTAAATTCTAGAACTTTCCAAAGCTTTCTATAGTCATCTAAAGAAAGTTCCTTACCCTCCATGAAATAGTCATTTAATTTATCATCTAATTCATTAGGGAAATTAGGTACATCATCAGAAAGAACTCTACCTCCTCCTTCATAATAACCAGCTAAAGTTTCAATATCCTTTATAAATTGTACCAATGTAGAATTAGCTTCACTTTTTTGAGCTATCTCTTTATTAAGGAAAGATCTTCCTTCTCTCTTTCTAAGATTTTCAACATAAGGAACAAGTGATTTTAAATCTGGTGTAAAGTCAGGAGTTTTATTAAAATCTTTTTGATATAATTCTACCCAACCTAGAAAAACATTTTTATTTACCAAGGATGCTTCACATTCTTTAGGGTATTTACTCTGTAATTTGTTGTATAATTCCTCCAATTTAGGAGTCATAATAAGGCAAACTTCTCCACTCATAATATGATTATTTTATTATTAATTTTAGGACAAAGATATAAGTAATTTACTTAAACTCAAAATAAATAAATACCTTATTTATTTTGGAATGATTATTATATTTCTAATTTAGCTTGAAACCTTAGAAATAAAGTATACTTTTGCATAATAAAACTACTATATTTATGAGCAATAATAAAGTACTTATTACTATTCCAGGAAGACTACACAGTGCAGCTATGGATAAATGTGTTGCAGGTGCAGATGAAATAGTGGATGATGTTAATTTTAATCCATCTAAAAGGCAATCTGAATTTAATCATGATGTAACTCAAAATCTAGCAGATATACATGATATTATAGATCATCCAATGTATGTCGGAGAAGATAATTATGTGTATATTTGGAATCCTGTTACTAAGTCCTATAATAAAACAAACTCTTATGTAAGAGGGGAAGGATTTAAAATAAGCAAGGTATTTCCCTCTATTACAGCAATGCAAGAGTATAGAGGTGATGATTTAAAGGGAGGGGATTTCGTTATCATTACTTCTAATGTGGAAGATGAAGATAACGCTAAGTTGTTTATTTATAGTGGAACTCCAGGGTCTTATACATTCCTTGTAGATATGTCAGGAGCTATAGGATTTACAGGAAAGACACCTCAATTAATTATTGATAGAGTTACTACTGTAGATTATAATACTCCAGCTAGTGCTTCTATGAGGAAGGATGGAGAGGATTCTAGTGGTAATCCTATATATAAACTATCATTAGCTTTACCTAAAGGAGCTAATAGTGATAGTAATTATGTTATAGTTAATGACCATTCAGGAGAAGGAGAAGATGCTACTAAGACTTATATACCTTCAGCAGCTTCAGATAAAGAGAATTTTGAATCCTTACAAGAATTGAGGAATGGGTTATTTGATGATGAAGAAGTGCTAGCTAAAGCATTAAATGATATTAATGACAGATTGAATAATCATGCCAATAATGATTTAATTCATCTTACTTTTGGATATAATAAAGATGACTTTGATGCATTGATTGAAAGCAAAGTTACTCTTAACAAACTTATATTTGGTAAAGTTACTACAAATGATTATGTAGATTTAGAATTATCAAGTGGTACTATTTGGGCTGTAAAGAATCTAGGAGCTACAAAAGTAGAAGAAGGTGGAAATAGATATATGTGGGGAGATCCTACTATAAGAAATGATAAAGCTGACTTTACTATGGCTAATTGTATTTATTATGATACAACTTCAGGAAATATACCTAGCTGTTTGGGATATGGATATAAGGGTAATGTCACTACTTATATGGAGAAATACTTAGACCCAGCTTATAATACTTATAATGGTGCTTGGCATACTCCTACAAAAGAACAATTTGATGAATTAATACAAGCATCTACAAGTGCTGAACTAGCTTATATTAATGGAGTTAAAGTAATAAAACTAAATTTTAGTACGGGTCAGTATATATACTTCCCATGTACTAACTGCTGGTATGATAATAATGATAGTGGAGATGCTGCTTATAGAGACGAAGCTTATGTGATGTGTAATAATATAAAAGGAGTATTTGCTAGTAGATGTATTAAACTATCTTATAGTAATAACAGAGTAACTGTATCAGAGTATGCCGATTCTATATACTGGGGTATAGCTGTAAGACCTGTTCTTAGTCTTTAATTTTAAATTTAAAAATGATAATTTATGAAATACTTAAGAAAATTTCAAGATATACAAAGTGTAAATGAGTTTCAGGAATCAGCAGAATTGCCTGATACTTATATAGGATATGCAGAACAAGAAAATGAAATAAAATTTACTTATGACTATCCATTTTATTATAAAATAATAAGAACAGATGATAGTGTAGAAATTGGGGAACAAGCTACTTTTCCAAGAAATAGTACTAATATTGAAACTGTTAAAGAAATATATATTGGTAATAGTAGCTTTTTTAATATAATGAATTATCCAAATCTAGAAAAAGTAGTATTTGGAAAAAATAGTAAAGCTAATAATATAACTATAACCAACTGCCCTAAACTTGAAAAAATAGATTTAAGCAGAGTAAATAAAATTATTATTAAGGCACCCTATAATAAGGACATTTTAATAGATATCCAAAACTTACCAAATCTAAAGGAATTTAAATTTCCTTATTATTGGACAATGTCTACTGGGCAGCCTAGTAAAAAGCTATTTAATAATTGCCCTAATCTTACAAAGATTGTATTTCCTGAAGGTTTTCACAAAGAAGCTAATGCACATTTTAGTAATTATCCTTTAAGAACTGCAACTGCAACAACTATAGAATTTGAAGGTAATGTATTAAACACATCTGCTACTAGTAGTTATCCTACAGATACATTTAAATATGAATGTTCTATACCTATGCAGTTATGTGCTGGAACACAAAACTTAACTAATTTTGTTTTCCCTAAAAATACTGTAGGTATAGGTGTAAATGCATTTTTAGATTCTAACTTATCTCAGATTACATTTCCTAATACATTAAAATATATAGATGCTAAAATAGGATGTTTTGAGAATATAGATATACCAGCATCTGTAGAGAGAATATCATTAAATCCTTTTTCAATAGGTACTTCAAATGTACATGGTAAAAAAACTGAAACTATAACAGTAAATGTTAATAATCCTTATTATGTATCAATAAGTAATAATATAGTTGAAAAAGCTACAGGAAAGATGATTAAAGGATGTACTAATACAGACTTAACTGCAACCAAACCTAACTATACCATAACTCAACTTGCTGATTACTGTTTAGCTGGTGCTGAATTTGAATCAGTTACAATTCCAGCTACAATTAAACAAATTGATAATGGAGCATTTAACCAATGTCCTAATTTAAAGACAGTTACATTTGAATCTGATGTACCTCCTTTATTTATTGGTGATGTTTTTAAAGACTGTACTAATCTTAGAGCTTTATATGTTTCAGCAAATGCTTATAATTCCTATGGTAGTGTTACAAATTTAGAGAATTATAAAAATTTAATAAGTGCTAGGAATAAGATTACTGTTACTTTAACAGATGATTCTCAAGTTACTGTAGAAAAAGCAACTAAGGAAAAAGTATCAGATTTATACAATTCAAATTTAAAGAAAATAGAAGTAAGAATGCCTACTATAATAGAAGATGAGGCTTGTTTAAATTGTACTACACTTCAAACAGCAGATTGTGGACATTCACATTATATAGGTAAAAATGCTTTTAAAGGATGCACAGGTTTAACGTGGTTCACTTTAGATTACATCTCAGTTGTAGATAACATCTCAATTGTAATAGATGATGGTGCTCTTAGTAATTGTGGAAGTATTACTTTGAAATTAAAGTGTGATCCTCCTACACTTGGAAATAATGTATTTGAAGGTACTACACTTACTCATATATATGTACCTAGTGATAAAGTAGATGCCTACAAATCAAATTCAACTTGGAGTGAATATAAAAATATAATAGAAGCACAAAATAATTAAATTAATTAAATTATGAGAATAGATGAAAATAATCCTAAGCATATCATTGCTGATGAAGGAAAAGAGTTTATAAGAATTAGTGATAATCTTAGATTTGGTACAGAAATATTCTTGGGTAAAACATTTTATGAAAATGGAATTAAATTGGAGAAACCAAAAGATGAATCTGTAGAAGATTTTAAGGAAGTAGATTTACCACAGCAATTAGAAGGAGTAGATATATGTGGATAATAAAGATATATAATTGGATTATAGGTATACCGAAGGATAAAGTAATGCACTTCACCTTATCTTTTCTTATTTCCCTTGTATGCTGTAGTATAGCTACTAAATATACAAATAATATTTGGTATGGTATAGGATTTTCTTGGATAATAACCTTTATTATAGGTATGGGAAAAGAAATATGTGATGAATTGAGATACCATGGATCAGAAGCTTATGATTGGCTTGCTGATGTAATAGGATTTTTAGTAGCAATTATTTATAGTATTATATTTATATAAGCTCACTGAAAAAAAATGGAGAGAAGGACTACTACAGTCCCTCTCCCCATTTACTTTTAATCATAAGGTAATTTTAAATCAATCCGAAATTCTGCTCTCATAGTTTATTTTCCATCTTTAAGTTTTAATTTTACTCCATATTCAATAGCATCTATGAATGTAGGTGTACGATTATTCTTTTTAATGAAGTCCACCACAAAGTCTGACTCCATCTGCGCTTGCTCTTCTGTTAGTGCATCACAATGTTTGAGCCGTTCTTTTTCAAATTGCTCTTTCTGCCATTGAGCACCTGCCTTGAAATGTTCAACACATAATAATTTTTCGCCTCCATCATATTTACAAGCCTCTGCATAATCAAATGCTGCTTCTTCCAGCCCCTCGCTTATAGGCTCTTTTTTGAGTTCACAATGTTTGAGCCTTTCCGTTTCAAACTGCTGCTCTTTCCATTTAGCACCTTCTATAAAAGCATCTTTAATAAACATTTTATCGTCCATCCAATGTTCTGTACCATCATATTCAGTGACAAGGACATCGAAATAATTGTAATCATGGTTTGAATACTTATCTGCTGCCTTTTCTAACTCCTCGCTTACAGGCTCTTCTTGCAAAGCCTTTACTGCCATATCAATAGCCTCCATCCTCTGTTCATCAAGCCAACAATGCCCACCATTTGGATAAAGTTGCTTTAAATACTTTATTGCTTCTTTTTTATTCATCTGTTATTTCCCTTTCAGTGCTCTAACAATATCTTTTAATTCATCTTTCATGTCATCAAGTCCACATTCTTCTAACGTATCTTTTGTGGTATCTCTGACTAATCTAATTATATCACCTAATACTCCCATAAATTATTCTCCTTTCTTTAACTGTTCTAACACCCAAGATAGGGCATTTATTCGCCCTACATTCATGCCATAATTAAAAGAATATTTCCCCTCTTTCCTATACTTAACGTTCTCTGCACCAAGTATAACAAGTTCCTCGGCTATCTGCTTTGCAAGGTCTGACTTGTGCTCATTCCTTGCATAGTCTATCACTTCTTGTAGTTCCATATTATTCTTTATTTCTTAAACTTTCTACTAATTCATGTTCTTCTTCGTCAGTCATTCTATAATCTGGCTTATACCCTATAAAGTCGGAACAGAAGTAATTAAGTTTCCGACATGGTAAATTGTGCTTTTCACAATATGCCTCAGTAAATTCACATCCATCAAAATTTACAAGACGTGTAACACACCAAATACAATGAAGTCCTGTGTCACTTATACTTGCATAACATTGCTGTGCCATAATATCTATTTTTTACATTTGTTCTCAGAAATAATAATCATATATAATAGCATTAGGATAATGTTCCTTTATATGTCTTACTGCATCGCAAGTAAATTCAAAATTATGAGGAGGTTCAAAGGTCGGAGTTCCCCACCAATGAATAAAGAATAAAATAGTATATCTTTGCTCTATTCTATACCAATAAGGATGAAAAGCATTAGGACAATGTACCTCATTATTTATAATACGGAATTTCTTTCTCATGCTATTTTTAAGTTTTGCGACTAAAGTGTCTTTGTCTATCAGTTTCATAATGTTGTTACCTTCTATAACTATTATCATTTTCAAATTCATTAACTCTTAGGAATGTCTTAGAAATAGGTTCTTTTATGCCTATTTCTTCTTCACAATTACCATCACAATTAGGGCAATACCAGTTGCCATATTCATGCTCATTATCATTACAAGCAAGATGTTCCCCACATTTAGGGCACTTGTAAGTTAATGTGCACAAAAACTCATGTAATATTTTTCTTAGTTTCATACTTACAACTTTTTTATTTAATATAATCCTTCCTGAATATTATAAGCTAACCTTTCAAGTAGTTCACATTCTCTATCAGTCATACTTTGTATTTCTTCAGGAGTAAATGTTTCTTTCATTGCATAGTAGAAATTATACCAGTTCTCAGAGCATCCCATGCTATTGCGAGCAGTCAGTTCTTTTAGGTTTTTAATACCTTCAATAATCTCGTTTGCTTTCATAACTATTATTTCAATTTTCCATTTAAATGTTTACTTAGAAGGATTGTGGTTAACAACCTTAGATCCTCCGCTTTGTTCATCCACCTTTGAACATCTGCATAATTGTCATATTCTTCTCTCAGACACCTTTTTGCCTCTGAGATAAAGCCTTCTGCCATTCTAATGTTCTCCTCAATTTTTTCTTTGTCTATCATAACTATTATTCTTTTAAAATGATGGTGGTGAAATTAGTTATTCTAGTGTCTAATTCCACCACACCATCATAAGTTTCTACTTTAATTTCTTTAAATCATCATAGAGTGATTTTAAAACTTTTTGTTTTGAACATCCTTTAAACCATGCAGTTACTTCGCTTAAAAGAACTTTCATCTGCTCATCACTCGGCTTCCACTCTTTTGTGGTTGTGTAATTTGCTTCACAACCAACTCTGTCTTTGATGGATTTAAGCCAGTCTATACATTCGTTGAAATGTGACTCAAGTGTAGATGTATTATTATGAATAAAGCCTTTAAAATCTGCAATAATTGTATATAACATCTTATCATCATCTTCATTCCAAGCAGTAGGCTTTTCACCCTTCTTAATAACTACCTTATCATTGTCTATTTCAGCGTAAAAACCTTTAGGAATATAGTAAGTAGCCTCTTGCAATTCACTATCCTTAGCACCAAATGGGATTTCTGTTTCATCCTCTATCTTTTTCAATTTTTTCTTATCAAAATCAAAGGCATATCCAGCATCAGTCATTGCTTTCATTAGAGTATCACGCTGCTCTTTGGTTGCTGGACAAGCATCAGAAGGAATTTTAATTAAACCATTTGTAGCAACATTTTCAGTTACATAATTCATATTTACACAAGCATAAAAATGCTCATTATCTTTATAAATCCATATAAGGTGATGAGATGGAGAATTGAGTACATCACCATCCTTTGCATCGGCAATAGTAAAGGAATGGTAGTCGTTTTCAATAAACCTGCACTCTACTATATCTTCGTCATTATGAATGTCTCTGGAAATTCTATATCTTTCTTTACCTTGTAAATTGACTATTTCAAGTATTTGTATAAATCGAGCATAATTGTTTGGCGCATTTTCACAAAGCCAATCTCCTTCATGGAACTTTGGCTCAACTTTATCATTAGTGGTTTGCTCCGAAAACACAGCAGACTTAGTTGGATATGTAGAGCCATTTTCTTTTATGCTATAACCGTCAACTTTTTCACAATTCTCTGCCTTAACATAATCAATATGATTTGGCTCATCTTCTATTCCATAGAATGTTACGCCTGCAATGTTTTTTATTTCAAACACATTATACTCGCTACCAGCATACTTAATTCTAAACTTCGGTTCAACTTTATTAGCATTATCCACCTTTTCTTCATTGATTACTTCAAGTAATGACTTACCTTGTTTAAATGCTCTCTTTTTAGTGCAAGGGAAGTTATGACAATTAAGCATAACATCCTTACAATTATTACAAGGGTCTTGTTTCTGCTCACCTTGCTTTTCAAGCCAAGTGAGAATATCCCCTACAAGAACATCATTTATATGTTCATTAGTCCTTAACTCATTAAAGGTTCTAATAAGTGCTTTCCTTATCTTCTCATCCTCGCTCTCTTTGAGTTCGGGGAATGCTCTGTAAAAACAATTTTTAATGGTTTGGATATTTACAATCTTTGCTCCTGTTTCAGCAATTTCATTTAGAGCATCTAAATTATCCTTAATTACTTTCAAAGCCTTATCATAGGCTTTTGCTTTTTCTTCTGTTTCCATATTTATTCCAGTTTATATTATTATCACTTTGCTTTGTAAAATTAACAATATCTTGCATTATTTCTTTTACTTTCTGCTCTTCCCATACAAAGACAGAGCCTACATATTTATTTGGGTCTTCCATAATCACAACATTTTTATTACTTTAAATAACCAATACCATGCAATTCCGTCTGCTATTGATGCAAAAATACTTCCAAGTAAAAAGTCAAATTCACTCTTATGTGGAACACATTTTGATTTATAGACATGTTTTGCATAACACCCTAAGAATATCCATATTGTACATATAATTAATATAAACCATTTCATAATCACAACAAATTTAATTCGTTTAACTTTAATATAATTTCATAGCAAGCATCAACTGGGTTATCATAAGCATCTGTTAGGTGAAAATAAAAGGTTGTATTAAATATAGCGTATTTAATTGCATAGGTTTCACCATTTTTATCTAAACCCTTTATCATACTAAATGCATACCTTTGATTATTGACAATAAGATGAAGAGGTAAAACACTAAGCAATGCTGAAAGACTCCAGCAGCCACATAGTTCTTCTGGGTCTCCCTTAATTGGTATTGTTCTTGCAAAAGGTTTGCCTAAACCATTACTAACCCAAGACATATCTGCACTTTCATCTGATAATATCTTGCTAAGAACCTTTGACTGTTTTAAGTCACTATATGATTTAATTTCATCCATAGTTACTTATTCCTCCTTAATTTCTTTCCTAACTGAATAACGTAGTATTTCTTGTTTGGATCTGCTCCCCAAGAAGAAACGCCTTCGCCAATAAATACATCTTCGACCTTATATGTCATGGTCTTTGAGGAATAACCGTAATGTAAACAGACAGCATCGTAGTGCTTAAAACTCCCATCAGCATTACGTAATCTCTTGTCATAGTAAGGAGTAATATCACGATATTCCTCTTTCTTTTCTCCTTGTTCAATAAGATTATACCATTGAGCCTTTAATACTAAATGTAATATCTTCATAGTTATAACAATTCAGTTCTTAGTTACTCTGGTAGAGGATAATCTAACCAATACTTGAGGTTAGGTATATTCCAACCACCCTTGCCATAAGTCTTAGGATAATATCGTGTAACCTTACCTGTATCAATATTCTTTCCATTCCATCCATCAGGATTTGGCCTATGAGCAAATACTACCTTCATATAGCCGTTTTTATCTTGTTCCAAGGCGATTACTTCTCTATTAATATCTGGTAGGTCCTTACCTTGTGCATCTTTCCATTCTTTCACATCAATATCTGTCTCAAGACTTTCAATATAGGACTCCAACTTTGATAATCCTTCAAAAACACCTTCATTATGAGAATTCTTGAAATTGTAGTGATCATCAAGGCAATCACTCTGTATTTCGTCTATCCTCTTTTTAATCTTTTCTAGGATTCTATTCATTTCCTTTCCCTCCTTTCTTCCCTTATATAGTTCTGCAATTTTCTTTTTTAATAGTTAAAACCGTTAAACATACTCTTAATTAATAGAACTATGCTGACCAAATCAAGGAGCAGCAAAGCACCTAAAATAAAATATTCCATATTCGATTCTCTTTAATATTATTTTACTTTTTCTCTTTATCAGCCTCAGCACAATCTATATCACCATATTCAATATATTTGCTAAGCCTCCTACAATATAATCCGTTAATACAATTCACGGAATATCTACATTCTATGTGCTTCTTCCGGTCAGTCATCGAACAGATTCAATTGTTTCTCTTTGAATATTAATTTCTTTAGCCATTCATGATCAGGGAGATATTTTATTTTAAGGAGTTTCCTTGCTGCCACTATCACAGCCTTACGGCGAGATGGATATTTATCATTTTTCAGAGAGCATGGATATCTCCAAACATCAAATTCTCCCTTATTCCTCCACTTCATTCCTGCTACCCATCCATTAGGAGCCTCAGCAACTTCTATTTCCCATGTAACTCTACTTCCATCTTCCTGCTGTAGCTCGGATGATATAATATCAGGATTCAAACATTCCCCGTTCTTGTCAAATTCATATTTCTTCATTTTCTGCTCTTTTAATTTGTTTCGCTATAAGTCTCATCGAAAAGCTGTCCATATGACAATTCATCCAAAATATGTGATCGTCAGTCTGAATGACCGACAAAGTATTATATTTTTCTTTCAGTTCATGAGATATCTTTTTTACACCATCCCATACGGCATCGATGTTATCTGTCACAATGTGATTATATCTCTTCATCACTGCCTCTCTGAACTCCTTCTGCATATCTGTAGCTATACTACTGCTCTCTGTGTCTATAAAATATTTTTCCATCTTCATTCTGGTAATTCTATCCATCTTTTTACTACTCCATCAAATATCTCTATTCATATTTATGTCTCTTCTCATATTTTTCTGCAATTTCTTTGTTATAACTAATCGCCGTTTCGGCTGCCATATTAAAGTTATCCGCATCTGTTAGATATCGATCAACAACATCATATCCTAAGCATACCATCTCGTCCTTGTTGAGGTCTATTTCATCGTCTTCAGGTTGTATGCAGATAGCATTTTTTACCTTTTTCCATGCCTTATAGACATTATCTATTTTGAATTCTCGGAACTCCTTCTTAATGAACTTTACCTGGAATGCTCCATTTTTCATACCATCAATAAATCTATCATAGAAGACAGACGCATATTCGAGCATGCTTGAGGTTACCATGATCATCGCCTTCAAGTGAGCATCTTCTACCTTGTGACGTTGGAGACAAAGTTCCATCGCATATCTCCATCTATCGATATGTGGGCTTACACCATCCGCTACGGCATTGGCAAGATCCATCCATAGACACGCTCTATCATCGAGTTCTTCGATTCTCTTTTTACACCACATGTTGTATGTATTCATGGCAAGATTTGCGTTTTTCTTCACACTCTGCTTATAGTACTTACTCTTCTTAAGCTCTGCATATGTGTCTACCATCAGACAGTTAGCAACATCATTTATTACGCATACTATCGAGTACATTGATGCAAGAATCTTGTCATAACTCTTTGCTGCTTCTGATATAAGCTCTTTTGCCTGTTCTCCCGTTAACTTAATTTTTCTTCCCATATTTCTCTATAAAATCATCTACGTCCATATATTTTATTCCTGCTCTCCTGGCGCATTCCTTGTCGCTATCCGAGAAGTCTCCAAACTTTCCGCTTGCATCTCCTACCATAAGACATTCATCACTTGCCAGGTTGTGTATCGTAATAAATCTGTTGACCATGCCAGGATTGGGCTTTCTGAATTTGTCAGTCCTGTCAAGAGAGGTACACATTTCAAAAGAATCTTCTGTCCAAGTGTCTTTCTTAAGCTGAAACAAAATATTGCCCATCTTTTGCAAAAACTTTTCTTCGTCTATATATCCAGCTGCGATACCTCCTTGATTAGTCACAATGTGTATCCATGTAGGTCTGTAATTAACTATGGAATCCAATATGCCAGGCTTAAATTCCCAGTCATATTCATCTACGGGAAATGTTTTCCCACTTATTGTCACTATCAGCGTATCGTCAAGATCCATGAAGAGAACCCTTCTCTTATGCAGATTCGGGAACAACATTCTATGTATTGCTATCTTCCATTTTTTCATGATTTTTATTTACGTTTTTCCATTAAAGCGTGACGGGAAGTTGATAACCTCTTTCTCACACTATTTTTACGATTCCCGCCACACAATAATAGAAAATCCTGCAGAGTCTCACTGCACGTTGCCACGGTGGGTCGTCATCTGGGTTAGAAAATAATTGCTATTTTTTGAGATCTTCAAGGGGGATCTCTTCGCTAGCCATATTGAAGTGGGTACCATCTACGGCAAATTGCTGACGTGAGTAGTATTCTGAGATTACAAGTGATCTGTCGAAGCTCTCATACACACATCCGGTACCAAGTATTCCAGACATCACAACCTTGTACTTCGTCACTTTGCCTGTTTCCTTTTGCTTTTGCTTATTCCATCTCTCCAGTATTCCGTCAACGGCCTTCTCTTTTTTCGATAGATCTTTTATGACGGCATTCATCGATATGCCGTCATATCCGCCATGTTTCTTCATTGAGAGATACTTTCCTGTGAGCCTCAACATTTCTTCCACAACACAGAAAAAATCATAATCGGGATTATCCGTGATTTCCTTATCCGCAGGAATAACTTTCCTTATGCGCTCAATCTCTTCCGACAGATACTTCCTGAATCTATTCACGGCATTCAGTGCTTTCACGTTTCTGCCACGAAAATATGCTCTCTCGTAGCATCTCATGTCGTACACCGTCTTTTTGAATTCATTTGCATCCATATCTCAGTCCTCCTTTCCAGAATTCCACGTCACGATGAACCAAATAAAACTGGGGATGCCTATTATCATGCCGATCATAAACCCAATATTGAAGCGTAAATCGCAATTGTCTATCGCCATTCCGATGCCCAACACAGACAAAGTCAGGCTGGCGATGATGCTTAAAGAAAATTTTTCAAATTTATCCATGGTATCTATTTTTTAGCTATGCGCATGAGCAATTGTTTGTTGTAATCATCAGGTGCGCTGTATATTGACTTTATCGCAGCCTTGATGCCGTTAGGTACGTGCGTCATCCACTCGTCAACAGCATTCTTGAAGTCGTCAAAATTGCGACATACGCAGTATCTGTTTCCGGCTGCCTGGTAATACTGCTCAAACAGCTTCTGCTTTGCCGACTGATTGTTGGTCTTGCCGAATTTCATTTCAATACCAAGAGATCTGTATTCAAGCATATCAATGATCTCCTTGCCGTATTTGTCGTATCTGTCTGTTCCTACAGGCCATGACGATGGAATAGCGAGAATCAGATCACATACTCCTGCAACAACTCCCTCTGCTGCTCTCATCCGGAGTTTCTTCACTCCTTCCGAGGTCTCATTAGCAGGATGGAAAAGCAACATTGAAAAGGCGGGATATTTCATCCTGAACCATGATACACATTGTATCTGTAGGTCTCTCTCGTGTTGTACTTTTCTGTTTGAGCCGCTTTTCTTTCCGTCTGAGAGGATTTCTCTCAGCTCGGCTATAGTTACTCGACTACTATCGTTTTGGTCGCTTACAGAGCGTTTATTTAAGTTTTCGTATATCATGATTCGTTGTTTTACCTGGTTTAACTTAATTTTTTTGATCAGACCAATTAATGCCTAGCTCCTTAAGTCTACCGCTAGCCTTCAGATTCCTCAACGCTCCTGCTGCCGTTGAGTCAGGATTTGCTTCTACGAACTTAATCATATCTTCTATCCTGTTGACTTCAGATTCGACTTTTTTACTCTTGTTCAGAACTCGATTATGTTCTCGCTCTATGAGTTTCGTTATCGAATCTTCGTCTTTTTTTCTTTTATTTATTTTCTTTTTTATAATCTCTTCTTTATTAATCTTTTCTTTTTTATGTTTGTTAGTAACATTGTTAGCTCGTTTGTTAGAAGGTTGTTCGGTTTCCAAATCCCCAAGTTTGTAACTTCCATAATTACAGATAGTTATAGTTGTGTTTTGGTGGGTTGACTCCTTGGTTAAAAGGTTTGTTAGTTTCAATGTTAGTAACACAGTCCTCACGTTTTGCATACTCAAATTGCACCATTCTGCTATCTGATTTAGCGTCGTAACTACTTGACCTTCTTTAAGTTGCACGCCATTATATTCATGATCTGACCATGATGCTCTCATGAGCAAATTGATGAATACATTGAATACGTTCGACTTCTTGAAGACCTTCTCATCAAGAATGTCTCTTGGTATAATTATCCAACCTTTCATATAGAATTCCTCCTTAGTCTATTCAATTTAAGGCTTAGCAGATGAATTGATCTAACTTTAGATTCAAACTCTGTTGTAGAATCTGTACCGCATATCTGATAGAGTGATGCGTACAAACTAGATATTGTTAACACTAGCTCTTTTTCTTGATTTCCAAACTTCATTGTCTTAGTCTTATATTTTATTAATTTATTTTAGTGCCGAATTCGGGATCGAACCAGTTGATGCAAAATTATTAACACCTAAACCAACAGTTAGCAAAATTAAAATCATATCATGAAAAATTAGCGAATAGAAAATTTGTCTCACGACAACCTTTGCATCAGGGCGCCTTGTGCCCATTCGGCGAATTGGGCACCGCTGTGCCCTTAGTGGATCATACAAAAATATCACTCTCTAAGATTTTTGTCTTCACAGACATACTAACTTGCCATAAACATATATAACTTGTAATTGGTAATATTTAGAAGTTTAACTATCTATTCATCTTAAGATACCTATCCACTACTTGTTCTCTTGTAGGTATCTTGCCATTCTCAGATTTCAATTGATTAGATATCTCTTGATATTTTTCATACCCCATAGAGTAAGCCACTTGTTCATAGTGCTCATCGTTACCGATGATACCTAATGTCGCAAGAAGGAAAGCGCCTAGCGCCATTACCTTCAATATGTTCTTGATATTTTTCATCTTCTTCAAATTATAAATGTTTTACCAGCCAGTTTCTTTGGCTTAGTTTTTACCTTGCCTGAGCGAATCTGCGATTCCACCTCTACCGGATCATACAATACCTTACCGGCAATACGGTATTCTTGAATCAAACCAGCATCCACCCAGTTGATAATTGTAGATTGAACTACATGTAGCTTGGCTGCTACTTCTTTTCTTGTCATGTACTGTGGGCGAAGTTTTCTTACAACTTGTTCAGTAACCTTATCGGCTAATTCCGTAACAAATGTGTTCAATTGTTCGCCCGTTAGGACATATAATTGCTGTGGCTGTGTCATGGCATTCTATTTAATTCTTGTTACAGAGATTGTTCCGTTCTCCCTGTCTACAGAAGTTTTATACTTCTTTCGCAAAGTATATGCTATTGTGCAGCAGATGCTGCGAACACTGTTGAATCTCTCTAATGGGTAGAATATCTTCTGTCCAAGCTCCAGATCTCTTATTGTCTGTGTTAGAGATTTGTTGTTTACATTTTTTGCGTTCATCTTCTGCTTGTTTTAAAAAATTTTATTATCTTTGTGCCCAACAACATTAGGCAATATTAATTAATCAATCACAGTGCAAAGATAATCACATTTTGAGTAACTTCCAAACAATTTTGGGATTATTTTCTACAAACGTGATTATTTAGACACAATATTAATAACAAAATGAAGGAAAGTAGTGTACATCAGCGACTTACAGCGTTTTTACATGCATTAGACATTTCACAAACTTCTCTTGCTCATAAAATTGGATTGCCTCAGAACTCCGTCAATAACTACATGCGTGGTATAAGAAATCCATCTTATGAATTTATAGAGGCTCTTTTATCCTCATATCCTGATTTGTCAGCCGAATGGCTCATGCGTGGAGAAGGAAGTATGTTTATCGATGCTGACGAGTGCAGTGATGAAAGCGTTGTTCAGGTGTTGCAGCATAAGCTAGAAGAGCTACAAGAGAATTATAAAAAGAAGGAACAACAGGTAGATAATCTTATAGACATTTTGACAAGTAGGGCCAAAAAGTAAAAGAAAACCGGCTGCCCCAATAACGGTGACAGCCGGAAAAGAAACCTATTTATGTATTATGAAATTCCTTATTAATAGGTATACTGCTGCTATAAATGTAATTAAAAGTGGAATAAGCATCCATGGCTTAAACATACTCCATATAGATAACTTTTCCACCACTCGGTCTTGCTGGTGATCTGTATTCTTCTCCGCAAGATATTCACTCAGCATCTTATAGTAATTCACGCTATCTCTAAGCGCAAGGATTTGTCTTTCCAGTTGCTTGTCTCCAAGATAGTGGTATTCGTATGTCTTCTTTACATTTCCAGCCTCATCAACTACCATATATACACTGTCTCTGCGTATATGTTCCCGTTCGGCAACTTTGTCGCTCATTTCGGTATGCTTAGCCTCAACACGCAATGTGTCGTGCTTTTCTATATATAGTGTATCTGTTGTGTTATGCACTCTCTCAACAGGTACGTAGGTCTTGCAACCGCACAACATTACAGTTACAATTATTGCAATCATCGTTCTGCCCATCTCTTTGCCTCCCATCCTCTTCTTGTTACTAATCCTGGTAACTTCTTTCCTCCTGAATACACCCATCTGCGGAATTGTGCTTGTATATCCTTGTCAGGAGCACCGGTTTTTATCAACTTCAGTAGTGTAGATGATTTAAAGGCTCCCGTGCCGATATTAAAACAGAAATCTGCACAGGCATCAAACTTGCCTTGGGTATTTATCTCTTTTATGGTGCTGAGGTACGCTGTTACATTCTTTAAGTCAGATACGATGAGCCTCTCCGCTTCCGACTTCGATACTACATCTCCTCTTTTCACAGATCTAGTATGCCCGTATCCAATCGTCCACACACCTCCGTCTTGGTCCCAGTATGCTTTCTCACTGAAACCTTCCGCCTGTTTTATGTGATCTATAAGGGTCTTGCTTGGGTTCATTTCTTTTCCTCCTTTCCGTTATCTTCCTTGAACTTCTGGTAATCCTTGTATACCTTTAGTCGGTCTACAATACTGAAGCTCAATAGATAATACAGGAAGTCGGCTAGCTTATACCATTCCGTACCCGGTACTAGGCATTTCCTCCAGTTCTTGACAATCTTCGTAAAGAAAATGACGAATGCAGCTAGGCAGAATGTCTTAACCGCATATTCCGCTGCAACTGCCTCGTGCAGGAAATAGCCTATCACGAACAGGGATACGATGATAACGCAGCAGTAGAACACATTCTTGAAAAAGTTCTTTGCTTTGTCCCATTCCCATTTCTCGCCATTGAACTTGTCGGCTATTACACCGAACGTGAAATCTAAAATAAAAAGGATCATCACGGCCAGCATAAAATCCTTAATGGGTGAGAGCATTGTAAGTAATGCTCCTCCACCCCATACCAAGAGACTCTTAATGTCATTCATATCTATTTCTTAATTTCAGAGTTAAAATATCCCCAAACTCTTTCCAGCCCAAATGGGTTGTCAGGATCATTGAGCGATACGATGGTGTCCTGAATCATCTCGTCCGTGATGTCCGTAGCCTTAGGATATCTGTCAGACTTGATTCTGTGCAGTTCCACATAGAAGTCATACATATTGTAGGTCTTATATTTCAACCTATTGTATACTCGCTGGTATATCGTTCTTACCTGTTCTAGAGGTAGTGGAGTAACGTAATGAATGTTACTGTTATCGTCTTCCCAATACATGTGCCTTACCTGTTGCATGGCTAGGAATTCGTCGTAGTGTCCTCCATACATTCTGTAATGGACTCTTTTCATGAAGTCGAATTGCTTGTCTTCCGTCCAATGTGCCTCCATGACGTCCATGACGGCACCCAGCATCTTACGCAAATCTTCTTCGCTCTGATCCTTCAGGATTCTCTCCCTTATCTCGTTCCATTCCTTCTTCATAGCCTTTATCTTTAATGCGCAAGCGTATTCGGCGTAGAGCTTGAAGACAGTTGTCAAGGCATTGCACGGTCTCATGGAGTTCCTCTTTAAGCCTCATCAACTGTTCCTGTAACTTATCATTGTTGTTCTCCTTATGCTCTATCATAATTTTCTCTATTGTGTCCGTTATACTTGCCATAGTTCTTATATGTTGATTATACTTACATGGCTGCACAAAGATAGTATCAATATCCATATGATATTGGATATAACTCCTTATGTGCAGCCAATCGAGATGGAAATAAAATACTCTTGTTAAGTGGTTGCTGCAGGCTTAAGCGCAGAGATAATAGCTTGTGTCTGCTCCATGCTCGCTACCTTTGCGTTCAGAGAGTTGATAATACCCTGTTGCTCTGATGTCCAGTGGCTGTTTAGGGTGTCAATAATTCTCTGTGTGTTTTCTGTAGAAGTCTGCTTTACATCACATGCATTGCGCTCCAACTGGAATCCTATCTGTGTGAACCCGTTAGTGATAGAATTCTGTAATGCTTGCGCCTGCTGCAAGATGGTGTTTGTCTGCTGACAGTTCGCTAGTTGATTTTGATAACCCTGCTCCAAGATAGCACTCTTCACTTGGCAGCAATTATTCTGCATGTTCTGTGACATAGCGTTTATAGCTGCCGTGATGTTATCCGTGCTAGTGTTCAGAAGGTTGGCTAGCTGGGTTATTGCAGCGGTGTTGCCGTTAATAGCCTGCATCGTCAAATCACTGTTGTGGTTGTCTTGGATAAGATCTTGCAGATTCTGCACCTGAGGTCCAACGCCTGGTCCGTTACCTCTGAACCCGAAGCCACCACCACCAAAGAACATCATCCACAACAAGTAGATGAATGGATTATTCCACTGACCATTGGCACCATTATTGGCCATGGCAGCAAAATCAGCATAAGAAAGGTTGTTTCCGTCCATACTTTTGGTTTTTAAAAGGTTAAACATGTCGTAACGTTACATGCCAAAAGTAAATAAAAAACGGCCCGAGCGGAAACAATGCTCAAACCGTTGAAATATATGGTATCTATAGAATTAATCGTGAGTAATAAGTTGCTCAAGTTCTCGCTTAGACCAGTACAGTTCCTTCCATCCTGCTTCTTTCTTACCTCTCGGTATCTTTCCCTCTGCTATACGTCTGTCAAATGTTGCACGACTCATGTTCAAAAACCTACACGCATGTACTTTGTTTAATTTCTCGTCATTCATTCTCGCATAATCATTCAGTAGAATATCTATCTCGTCATCCGTAAGATTTGAATTATATTTACTTTGTTCGCCATTCTCTATATTGTCAGCAAGGGTTCTCAACATCTTCACAACTATGCTCTTCCTACTCATCTTATCCTGATTATTAAGTGGCTATGAGCCATATATCCAACTACCCATGTTACGTATATTGCTGCTAACATTATAACGTCTATACTATTCCATGTTACAACATCCCATTTAATGATTCCAAGCGAGAATAATATCCTCGTTATCTCATAATATATAGAGAACAATATTGGGTGTCTATGCCAGTAACAATAGTAATAGCACTTACTCTCATCATATAAATGTATGTTGATGAGAAGTAATGCCATATACACAAGTATAGAACCAAAATCGGGGCATCTTGGAGGTAGTCCGTTAGATACCAAGTTGAGTACATAGATGGCGTGAAAAATTGAAATCGAAAAAGTAAGATAGCGTGTTTCCAGTTTCATACGTTCTTTCTGTAGGAGCGTAGGTTCATGATCTCTTAATCTTGTCATTATAAAATATTTTTTGATTATTAAGTTACACATTATTATATACGCAAATATATATCACATATCAGTAAATTGTTCTCTTTAATTGGTAATTTTAAATATTTTTAATAATTGGCCCTTATTTCTCACAATGCTGATGGCAGTATAGCCTGCAAGAGCACCTTGACGGAGTTTCTGGCCAGTGCTGCAAAAGCTATATTATCTACCAATACGCTGTCTACAGCAACAAAGATAGCTGCTGTAGACGGAAATACATTCGGTGGAATAGACGGAAATAATCTCGCAACACTTATGGCGGGGAAATTACAACCTTCTACATTCGTAAGAATACCGGGAAAAGAATCTGCTGTAATACCAAACGCTACGTATGGGCTACTGATGATGTTGTTCGATGGGGGGCAAAATTATGCCATTGTGGAAATACTTTATAGTTCTTATGTTATAATTAGTACTTCCATACAAGAGCAACTCCAAGGGTTGTATATATCACTTACCATCAATAGAGGAGTTGCTAATGTAGAAAACAAAAGAAATTCTGAAATTCTATGTAGACAATTATCAATCATCTAGAATGCCAAAAGTTTGAATTGCAATTGGGTGTTCATATGTGCAGATATTCTTAATCGTTTATCTTCACTTGTGCCTGGCAAGATGACCATTCCATAGTTATTGTTGTCATCTTGCTCACTATATCTTATATATGCTCCAGAACCAAATATCTTATTTGATCCAAAAAGCCATCCTGATGCAATAAATATATGATATTCTCCATTTGATAATTCATGCAATACATAAATTCCTTTTTCTAATGGATAATACGTTTGACCTTTATTTAAATAAAGGTATTTCCATTTCCCCGCCATAAGTGTTGCGAGATTATTTCCGTCTATTCCACCGAATGTATTTCCGTCTACAGCAGCTATCTTTGTTGCTGTAGACAGCGTATTGGTAGATAATATAGCTTTTGCAGCACTGGCCAGAAACTCCGTCAAGGTGCTCTTGCAGGCTATACTGCCATCAGCATTGTGAAGTTCTACATATAAGCCGTCTGAAGGTGTCTCGTTATGTTCTACTGCAGCATCTATTGTCTTGAGCGCTGCACTTAAATTCGTTGTTGCTGTCATAATTGTATTTTTTAATTAATGATGATAACTCATTTCAAACCATCTACCTCGTACGTAGATATATTTACGTGGAACAGAATCTTCTATTCTATGTTCTGTTCTATTGCTATGTGCTGCGTCTTGGAAAACGATTCTATGTGAATTATTTTTTACTTTCAAATTTATTGGGTGATTTATTGCCTTAAACTCAAATGTGAATCCGTCAAGTGATTCTTCTGGAAGATTAATGGTTAAATCATGGTCATTGTCAAAAACGTAGAATGTCCCACTATCTCCTGATGTTATATCGAAGGAATCTGAAGAACGAATTACAAGTGTACTCGATTTTAATCCGAGACAGTCTCCATATTTTCCAATACTCCAATTCTGCAAGAGAGAAAACGAACCTGATGCTGTGTGCGCTATACCAGTTGTAGGTACTATATCAAGTCTGCCAATTTCCTGAGGGCTTGATGAGGAATAATCGTTTGCTGTTAAAGTTAAAGCGCATTGTGATACATTAGAATCTGTAAATTGATCAATAGATCCACATTCTGTTTCATGAGAGTCACTGAAACGAATCCCATACAAATCTGAGTCAGCATAAGAGTTGGCTTTGATTTTCCCTAATATGATACGATTTCTATAAGCGGAAAAATTACCATTAAACTCTCCTCCTGTGGCATTAATTGAATCGGTATAATAAGCCTTTCCATTTCTGAAGTCTATAGCTACAAGTGGCCTCCATAAAGCCTCATCCGAGCTGTTATATACAGTTGGGTCAAAATTCGTCCAGTTGGTATCGTTATATGTTGTATAGACGTAACTTTCGTTACTCATATATCTTCCTGCCTTGCTGAACATCCATCCGTCCTTGAACACTGCATCATTGAGAGTACCTCCGTTAATGATGGCCATTTCTGCAAAGAGTGCAGCATATCCTGTTACCTCTTCCCATGGTGCTCCATTTCTTGGATCTTGATTGGTACTAGATCCGACATTAGGAAGATACCAGTAATTACGTGAGGTGATACCACCACTAGAGGATTCTGTCATCACCATAGGGGTAGCCTTCCCGTTATTGGTATACTGCGTATTGCTAGACCATGTTCCTGCATTGTACATAATAGGCCCTGTGCTACCGGTATCGCCCTTGTCACCTTTATGGCCCATACCGATAAGAACCCCATTTGAAACAGATGCCGTAAGACTTACTTTCGTGTTTTTCGACATTTTGTAATACGCAGTTCCTTCTGTCATACCTTTTTGTCCGATGAAGACAAAAGATTCTCTTGTTGGCCCTACATTATACAGTAGGTTTTCCCCTCCATAGCCATAGCTCCTCAATGCTTGCCGTAAATCATCGTTTACCGATATTGCGTCATATCCGACAATCACCAATACGCCATTAGCGTACGCAGCAGCTTCGTCACCTGTTAGAAAATTTGCCAAGTCCGTTGCCAATGATGGCGTTCCCCATGTATCATAATTCCTTGAGAATGCTACGACAGGATTAGTCCCGCCTGTAATGAAATAACACCAATGTCCACGTCCGATTGCCGTTTGTAATATTTGCCCGTTACATGCGATATGAGAATCATTTCCAATATCATTATTTCCCGAAGATGCTTCTAAAGAATACATTGGTGGAGTGTCTCCTTTGTCTCCCTTTATCTTCGTCCAAGAGTATTTCGTCGGGTCGTTGGAATCCGATTCTGTGAAATCAACATACTGGCCAATATAGAGTTTTCCCGTGCTGTTGCTAACATCGAACCCGGTCTTTCCGTCTGCCGAGTTAGCATAGGCAATATGCAAATATGAAGTCTTTCCGTCGTTTCCGTTCGTGCCGGGAATACCCTTGTCACCCTTCTCGCCTTGCGCACCTTTTACAAGCTGCCATTTGTAGGCAGAGGGGTTCGTGGAGTCCGTGGCCGTATGGTCTACATACGTGCCGATATAATTCTTTCCGGTTGGGTTCTGAGAAAACCCTCCGCCTGTTGCATTGTCAGCGTATGCAATATGGAAGTAGGTGCTCACGCCATCCTTACCAGCAGCACCAGTGTCGCCTTTCTCGCCCTTCGGACCTTGGATTCCTTGGTCGCCTTTCTCGCCTTGCAAGCCCTGCAAGCCACGGATACCTTGATCACCCTTGTCTCCTTTGTCTCCTTTGGCACCGTCTTTGACTGCCGTTACGCTGAAAGTGCCTGTTACCGTCTTTTTCATTATTGTGCTTTTAAAATTCCACTTATGTTACCTCCACATTGTATCACGTTATCATAAGATACGGATAGACTTCCTATAGGTACACCTGTATCACTATCTGTCGTTGTCACATTCTTGTAGCCATCAGATCCATCACTACCAAGCACGATAGTGTTTATTGACTGAGCACCGATATTGCTCTCCATCTTTGTGTTGAACAATTTCACGGAATACGTCGTGAATTTATTATTCGATCCTATAGCCTTGTTCGTCTCGTAAGCCATCCAAAACTTAATATCAGCTATCTGATCAGCGTGCAATGTTGCCGAGTTACCATTGTTAGTTCCCTGCCCTCTGATATTGCACGATACTTGCATCTGGTCATTATCGCTGGCATCATCTACAGAGGTATAGCTTGTCAACACCTTAGTTCTCTCCGTACCTACTATTATAAATTCACATTTTATTACGACATAGTCCACCACATTGGCTTCCTGTAGAGTGAGTGTCTTTCCTGTTGCGGAAACAGTTGATGAATCATTGAGATACCAATTGCAGTCATAATTTCCTGTATATTCAGCTCCGTTGGCATATAGCTTTCCTGTTATCGTTATTGTCTGGCCTCGCTCAGTAATCGTATTGCTTGGGCTAAAAGTAAAAGTCGAAGAATATCCGTTACCTTGTACTTCTGTCAGCATGATAGTCTCTCTCACGGCAAATTCTACCTGTGCTCCGTTAAATTCTACTGTACCTTTCAGCATGATGCTATCCGCATCGAGGTTACCCGGTTTGGCAAGGTTGTCAATTATTTTAAGGCATTCGTATCCGTTTGCATCAGTGATAAGTTGAAATACGTTTACATATCTTGGTGTTGTACATTTCTTTGTCGTAGTATCGAATTCCAAAAGAATTCCATTGCAATACCAATTCTGCGTCGTTGGCTGCACTCTTGTAGCTCCTTTAAGAATGTATGGAGTCAGTATAGGACTATCAGTCGTGAAGTTAGGCATCCATACTCCACCATTATTAGGCGAATAGGATTGTGATAGCGCCATATTTTTGGATAACGTAGCCGTCATCGTACTTCCGTCATCTACTGCGCTGATGAAGAATTTGTTCGTTACTATGCTCATTTCTGTTCCTCCTCTTCTCTTTCGTCAGATTCTACTATAGGATTATCAAAGCGTCTCCCGTTCTCACTTATAAGACGGTCAGCCTCATCTTCTGTAAGCATTTTCACATCAAGACCATTGACATATTCCTCAGGCTTGAATTCTACTGCCATCAGGTCATGAGATGATAATATATACCTTCCATCCTTGGTAATATACCTTTGACCTATAATGTTTATCCTTGCAGCAATATCCTTGCTTGCACTGTAATAGTTTGCGTAACTCTCCATATCATTAATATTTTTGTCCTAATACATATTTATCATTTCCATCAACGATATATTTTCCTTCATCGTCTACCAATAGCTGGTTTGCCTCAAGGAACAGTTGGTCTGCATTGATTATCGTATTTACTCCTTGCTGAGATTCCAGATCGGATGATCTTACGGTTACAGATGGATTTGTTATGAGGTTATGATAATCATTCTCATTTGTTTTCTTCATTTTCCATAATAGTAACATTTTCTGCTTCCATGAATTGTCTGTGATAGTGGCACCCTTATAGTTTATGATAGGTTCAAAAGTCATCTCCGACATAGATGTTGGATGTATAGCATTCCCGGCTCTTGAATATATCGTCGTTTCAATTCCTGTGAAATCCCATATAAGTGTTCTTGTCTCCTGTGGTGGAAGTTCCGTACCATCTGCCTTGGCAATACGGCATACAACAGTCAGCTTAGTGATATATTGCATGTCTATGCGAAGCACATTTGTTCCTTGGCCACTTACGTAGTATGGACATGGTTCTGTATTGATATTGCGAAGCGTGCCATCATCATTCATAGCGTACCACTTATAAGTTATATTACTTGCTATATTATTCGTATAGGTGACCTGTGCCTCCAATGACTTGATGGTAGATGAATCTCTGAAAGGATTGTATGTTATTGTTGGAGCTGTAAGTACAGATAAGTGAAATATAGGATCTGTGGCCGTAATCATTGCCAGATCTATAGACTTTTCCACATCATAAGTCGTTAGTGTTCTGCTATCAGTCCATCTTATCTTAGCTACAAGCATGATGCTACTCGTACCGAGTGGTATATTGTCAGCTACTATCAATGCTTTATCATCAGGCCTTATGCTATAGTGCTTGCCTGCAATATCCGTTACCCTTGTGTCTATGCCATTCACACGCTCATACCAAGTTACATCATATTGAGGTTGTATGACCACACCTGGATTCTCAGGATCTGTAACCTTTACCGTAGGTACAATGAACATAGGTGTCTTGCTCCAGTCTTCCTTGTATGTGTCGTATGCAACATAATACCACTGCTTGACATCCATGCTAGGTGTCAGTGCGATAGCAACTGATAGTGGCTGGTATATTGTATGTACAACCAAAGGAGTGGAAATATTCTGACTTTTCATATTATATTATAATTTCATTCGTAACAAATTTTCCATCACGTACCAATATGCTACACGTTATCTTGATCTTGTCCCCCGCAGCAAATGTGGATGGCATGTCATCATTCGTTATTCTCAGACTTTTATGACCGCTCTTAGCAATACTCCACGCTCTATCCATATCCTCATAACCGGTTCCTCTGTCTATGGTCCATGTTACGTCCTGATCTCTTATATCACTGGTTATGTCTATATGTCCGAGAAAGACTTTTGCGAATACGGTAAAATCTACATGCTGTGGTCTTACTGCTAGATACGTTATAGCGTATCCTTCTTCGTCCGTGAATTCCAATGTCAGGTTGCTGTTACCCTCAATAAGAATCCAGTCGGTACTGTTCCATACCGGTTCACTTGTCGTTCCCTCATGGATACATTGCCATTTGCAGCCTATGTGGTACACAGTAGAAGTCTCGTATGTCCCTCCGGAGTTTTTCCCATTAAAGTGATAAGGTTCAGAAGGATTTGCAGTCCACTGACCTCTGTCTACGATCTCCGTGATAGGCTGATGCTGCTTGTTTATCTTCTGGAAGTTTTGCGCATATACCGTATCTACGTATACGGCATCACCATTGGCGTATCTCGGCAATAGGTTCTGCAGTGGTTCCGGGATGGTACCAAGCGTGAATCCATAATTGTTGAAATCTATGATAGGCTTATTCACTCTCTTCAGGTGGATGATCTTACCATCACCAGATGACAGGAACAAACAACTCTGTAGCTCAGGTTTGCTATCATCTGCATTTCCCCATCTTGCTATCTTCATCTCCTTGCAAGGTGCGAAATTTCTTCCGGCTGGTACTTCCTCGTCAGGATATAGCGCTACCGTTATCTCATTTTTTACGGTATCCACAGCCTTGATCAGCATCCATGATGTATAGTAATATGCCGTTCCGGAATCTCCTTCACGTTCGCTATCGCTACGAGTAACATCTGTTATTCCTTGTGCGTGTGCAGGCAGTGTGTTGATAATACCTTTCAAGACATTATTAACATGCTGTGCCGTAAAGTATCCTTCGTACTTCTCCTTTAGCTTAAGCAGATAGGTTCCGTCATCATTTCTGGTAACTGATTCTATGGTATCAGATTCTGTAAGTATCTGATCACCCTCCAAAGCTGACAATCTATTGACGACAAGTTCAAGTACCTCAAGGTAAGATCTTACCCTTAATGATTCAAATTCAGCATTTCCTCTGTCATCGATGGCTCCTCCAGTTCCGGCATACAGGCCTTTCACGAAGTTGCCGAATTCAGCTCCTCCACGGGCAAAGATTTTTTTAAGAAATGTAATGACTCCATTGGCCGTATCATCTTCCAAGCGGGAAAGAAAATATTCCCTTACATATGGATCTATGTTGTGAAGTGTGCTGTCAAGAAGTCTATTGATATACTTGATGATATCATTATTTCCGGTAAGGTCGATAGGACCGGTAGATGGTATAGGAATAGCATCCATATCCACAGGGTCTGCCAATAGGTTACTATCCTGAGATGAATTCACGATGAACAGCACATTCTTGCTGGTCGCTCTTATATCGTCACCATCGAGCACTCCTACAATTTCTAAGTCATATTTCCCTACAGGAAGGTCATTGCCTCCTACATCTATCTTCACGGAAATATTGTCTGAGCCAGCATGCCATACGCAGTCATACTCCTTCGAATAGGTGTTGACGAACTTAATAGAAGATATGCTCAGACGATCCAACGTAAGGTCGCTATAGGTCACACCTGTTTCATCCCTTACAGCTTGTGCAAGAGGGACGATAATACTGAAGTCGTTTCCTTTAACTACCTTTAGATTTCTCATTGCTGTGCTAGTCTCTCGTCAATAATTCTGTTTATATATTTTCTTAGCGAGTTCACCCCAGACATATCGATAGGGCCAACAGACGGAAGAGGTATGGTGTCCATATCGACGGTATCAGACATCAAGTTACTATCCTGAGAGGAATTCACGATGCCTAGAATATTCTTACAGTATGCACGGACGTGCTTTGTTCCACCCATGATACCGACAATCTCTAGATCGTACATTCCTATAGGAAGCAAGTTACCAGGTATATCAATCTTTATAGAGGTGTTATCTTGCCCGTTTTGCCATGTTGGCACATAGTTTTTTTTGTAGCTGCTTACGAATTTCAATTCGTTGATTGTAAGGTTACTGAGGTTGAGGTCGCTATAGGTCACACCATTCTCATCTCTTACAGCCTGTGCAAGAGGTACGATGATGCTGAAATCATTTCCTTTAACTATCTTGAGGTTTCTCATAATTCATTCTTTGATCATAGCGAGTGACCACATTGTCACTCGCTATATGTTGATTGCTGTTGTGATATTCCGAGATAATTCTGAGAGATTTGCATAAGCGTCGTTGATATTGCGTCACGTCGTGACGTCGTTGATAATGCAGCTATATGATATATGAATGCAGCTTCAGCCTTAATTGGTATATTTATATCATAATCCTCGTCCTGAAGCTCCTCTTCTTTTACATCCGGTTTTTCGATAAGATGTATGATAGCCTCATCATTAGCAGCCTTAGCTCTATTCATCTGCAATTTCAGTTCTCCATCATCGTGTATCATCACGGTAACAGGTCTGTCTGTAGTGCCATGAGCATATGTATCATTCTGCATGAGCGCTTCTATAGAGTCCTCCGCAACAGGAGTAGGTGCATATTTCCATGATTTCATCCTCGCTGATATCAGTCTAAGGAAGTTTTTAGGAAGAGTTATTGTAGCTACAAAATCGGCATCAATTGATATTTTACCGACAGTATCGTATTTTTTTACAATACTATCGTTTAGCATACTGTTAGGGGCATAGGTAAGAACATAAAATAGTGAAGGATATATGCTGTTCACTATTATTCTGTCCAACACCTTGCTATCGGTAGCCTCATCGATAAACTTGCTGTTGTTGGCTTCTAGCTCATCGATTGCTGCACGTACTCTAGTTTTTATCTCTCCTACCTTCATCAACCTTTATGAATCGTTACCTTAAAACCTCTGTCCTTGAGGAATTTTCTTGCATCTGCCTCGGTTTCAATAGATTCGCTGTACTTCTCTGCGATATACATGATTGCATCGGCTACGCTGTCAAATTCCAAGTCTGAAGAACTGCCAGATGGGGAAGACTTCTGCACTTCGCCAGCATCCTTTATGCCCTCCGGTACAAACTTCTCTTGTTTCTTCTTATCTCCTGGTTCTGGGATAGTATCACAGAGAATAATGTTCCCTAACTTATAGAGATCAGAATCTTCTATAGCTCTCTGAAATACTTCATTGTTAGTGTAGAATGAAGGCTTGATGCCGTTTATACAGTTTCCATCCTTGAACTCAATAGGAAGTTTCGCACCAAAGCAATCAATCACGATTCGTACGAAGTTCTGTTCTCTGTCGTATTGATATTTTTTAATCATCTTTTTTTAATTAAAAAGGGCAGGACATGGGCTTTCACCTCCATGCACCTGCCCAAGTAAATATAGATCTAACGGTTCACTTAATCGGTTACGTCACCAGTAAATAAAGCCCAAGCATTGTTGTGGTATACATATACCTTACCCTTTTCGTAGGTTTTTGCCTCGTTACCGGTACCTACTGTATAATCCTCTGTTAGGACTACCTTAGTACCCTCAGCAGCAGTAGCTGGCAACTTGCTCTCCAATGTGATTGGGTTAGCACTAGTGCTTAGATTGCGTTGAGCGATCTTAGCTGAAGGACCAACTAACATTGAATTGAAGCCACGGAGTGCGAGTGCCATACTCTCGATATATGTATAGCGTGAGCTCTCTGTTGCATCATCACCAAGTTTGTTATTGTCTGTAGTTGTCTCCTTCTTGATCTGATGGTAGTAGCGTGCTAATTTCAAATCAGCGACCACCATGAAGTCACTCATCTCAAGTTCATCCAACATTGGTGCGTGAACAACATGCAATGTTCCGAAGTTGTTCTTGATATGGTTTACGATCACACCGTATTCTGTAGTCTCCTGAGTAAACTGAACACCATTCTTGATGTAGTCTATTTTCAAGAGCTCTGAGATCTTCTCACGACCGCAAAGTGCATATGCTTCCTTAGAATCACCGTTGTTGGCGAATTCTACCTTCATGATATCTACCAAGATGTCATAAGACAGGGTATCTGTACCAAAGATGTTACTCAACTGGCGAAGGATACCTTCTGTAGTATATGTATACTCGTTCTGACCAGACTTTGGCTCCTTGACAAGGAATCGCTTCTGTTTACCTGTCCAAAGACTGACTTCGGCCTTGTGAGAGAAATTCTCGAGACCGTCTTCCTTGACATCTGAGATACCCCATCCGATCTTCTTCATTATCTCCTTATAGTGATCTGTAATACGTACATTGAAGATTTCCTTCTGTAGGAATACAGTCTTAGGAGTAGGATTACTATTGTCCGGAGCAACAACCTTCTGAGACTCTGAACCAGCCACACCACTAATCATAATTGTTGTGTCTGCTGGGATTGCAGGTACATAGTAGTCTTGCAAACGTTCTGAAATCTGGCCATCTGTTTTTGCCTCACCATTGATGGCAACACATGTAACGGAATCACCAGTGTTAGATGTAACGAACAACTGCAAGTCACCTTCCTTCTTGGTTTTCGAACCATCAACAAATCCACTTACTCCACATACGGCAAGTGTAGAACCAGGGATAGCGAGGTCTAGGTTACCGTCAACATTTTCGTTCGTGAGAGATATTGTATGTGCTCGGGCTATAGCAGCCTTTGTTTTCAACTTCAGAGAAGAAGCGCCAATACGGAAGTGAGGTACTTCGTAACCCTTTACTGACTTCTGTGTTGCCACGGTTCGGGCAAGGTTAAGCAATACGAATACAGGAGCCTTGTATCTTACGATATCCTTATCATACTCCTCTTCTGCCAATCCAGCCTGTCGAATGCCTGTAGCACTGCCGGTACCGGTACCATGCTTACCTGCGCCATTACCATCAGGAGCAGTTCCATCACCAGAAGGTGTTGACTTGTCAGGAGTAGCCTGACTTCCTGGTTCACCTGCATCAGGTGTAGGGTCTTCAACGGCAGCACCAGCAGCGATGGCAACAGGTCCTGCGGTAATCAATGCGATGAGGGTAAGAAAAAAGTTCAAGCCCTTCATCCAAAAAGATTTGTTCATCAAATTCAAAAAACTTTTCATTTTCATTGTGTTTGTGTTATTATTCCATTCCAAAATCTGCGAAACTTGTTGATTTCTTCTTCTTAGGTTCCCTTCCGCCTTGGTCACCTCCTACATCAGGAGGTAGGTTTCTCTCTGGAATCTTCACCTTGTTGCGGAATTTCTCGTTAAGAGCTTGTGTACGGGCTTTGTCCGCTGCCGACTTGACATCTGCATCATAGTTTTTGGAGTTAAACCATGCATCCCAAGTTTCCTTGGCAACCTTTCCGTTCTCAGCATCCTCTACCATCTTGAAGAATGATTCGTAGTTGCTCTTAGCCTCATCCATCGATAGGCCTCGTTTCTCAGCGATACTCTTCAATGCTGAAATAGACTCTGCGAAGTTCTTGTCACGAGCCTCAGACATACGCTTGTTCGATTCCATATTGTCGTTAAACTCAGTAAGAGCCTTCTCCATAGAATCGTTGAATTCGTCATTGTCGGCTAGTTTCCTTGCATCAAGACCGCCGTTCCTTGCCAGATATACCCAAGGATTTGTTCCCTCACGGGCTGCTACGACCATTCCAGCCAACAATGGATTAGCATCTATAGCCTTGCCAATCTCTTCGTTGTTTTTGCGGAATCCTTCCAACTCATCTAGATTATTGTTGGCTTGTGAGTAGAAAGAATCCTCATCATCAAGGTCAAGGTCGGGGTGTGCTTTCTGATATCTGTTACGATATCTTTCCTTAGCAGTAGGCTCCGTTGGTTCTTCATCCGGAGTCGGCTGATCCTGTTGACCTTCTACAGGAGCTTCAACATCCTGAGGTACGGCATCTGCAACTTCAGGTGTCTGTTGGTCAACTGCCTTTTTATCTAATTCTTTTGCCATAATTATATGTGTGTATGTGCTGTATTATTTTTACTTCTCAAAGTTACTTTTTCCCGTATGATGGTTTTAGATATAAATTGTCTTGATGTATTTTATATCCAATCACTCAGCTTTTTATCTTGTATTTTTGTAGAAAATAAGATTTTGGTATATGACTAATACTATATATACTAGGCGAGATCTGCTTCCTATTGGACAAAGAAAAGGAGAAGTCGATACGGTAAGAGAAAGACGGCTCCTGCAAAATGACAACAGATTAGACCTTACGCTGCTCAATGAAGCGGAAAACGCATGGATAAGCAAAGAGGATTTCCGCAAGGAAAGAGATCGCACCATCAGATACACTTTCGATGATCAGTGGTCTGATACAATATCACAAGATGGTGTTATTGCTCTGGAGAAGGAAGTTATCAGAAGACAAGGTAATATCCCTCTTCAGAATAATGTCATGTTCCCTTTGTATTTCTCTATCACAGGTCTACATTCAAAGGAGGAAACAGAACCAGTATGCTATGCGTATGAAAAAGACTCTCAGAAGTATAGTGAGATGATGTCATCAGCATTGCAACGCAACTGGCAGAAAACGCTTGAACCTTTGCTCATGGATTCCATCTTCGGAGAATTACTCCTTTCAGGTGCTGGCTTTGCATACGAGAAATGGAAAAAAATACCTGGATGTGGGAATATCGAAGACGCATATACAGAATTCGTAAATCCATACAACATGTTCTGGAAATGTGGCGATGATCCTCGTAACCTTGATATATATTTCATCGGTCGCCTCATCGATATGACGGTGGAACAGATGTATAATGTCTTCGCTCGCAAAAAATACGGACTTACCACGAAGGATATCGATGCACTGTATCATCCTTATAAAGATCGCTCTGGAACCTATAGTTCTGAACATGCACACGAATACGAGAATAAATCGTTTTATGTTTCTGATACTCCGGATATGTGCCGTGTCATCGAGGTATGGAAACAAGAATCTCGTGCAAGATATCAGGTTTTCGACCCATTAGGCAAGAATGCAGATGAGATGTATTACCGCATCGAACTGAATGATACTAATTCATTGAACGAGATTATTGCAGAAAACAAGGAACGCAATGCCATGTATGATATGGATGGCGTCGACAAGGAAGATAGATTGCTTATAGAGTACGAGGTTGTTCCTGACTTGTACTGGTATTATGAATTCCTGACACCTGATGGATTCATCCTCGCAGAGGGAGAAACCCCTTATGATCATAAGTCTCACCCATTTACGGTGGTGTTCTTCCCTTATATCAATGGCAAACCTGTTCCTTATCAGGCTATTACAATAGATCAGCAGCGACTTATCAACAGAATGGTTACCATGCAGGATATGTCTGTGAGACAGGCCGTCAAGGGATGGAAGATACTCCCTCTATCCATGAAGCCTGCTGATATGACCATAGAAGAATACAAGAGACAAGCTACGTCATTCGATGCGGTGCTTGTCTATGATGATGTCACTCATCCAGGATCTCGCAACAAACCTGAGATGATAACACATTCGGCCTTCAATATTGGAACCAATGAACTCCTTCAGACGGAGCTTAATCTTGTTCATGAGATATCAGGCGTACAAGGTGCGCTGCAAGGTAAGGCACCAGTCGCTGGAACATCAGGAGCGCTATATAATCTACAGGCTCAGAATGCGACTACTACACTATACGGCCTCATCAAGAGATTTGGCACATTCAAGGAACAAGTGGCTCAAAAGAAATGCCAGGTTATGCAACAATTCTACCAAAATGGGCGTAACGTCACCAAGAATGGAGCGGAAAAGCAGATGTTCTATGATTCTTCCGCTGATGACGTGACATTTGCTACATCTATTCATAATAGCGCATCATCGCCTACTTATCAGATGGTTCTCGATCAGGTGTTACAAAACATGTACGATAAACAAGTTATCGACGCAAGAATGCTTATCAAGTATTCCTCAAATATTCCTCACAGAGAGGAAATTTTGCAAGACCTTGACTCACAGGCTCAGCTGGCTCAGCAAGGGCAGATGCCTCAACAACCAGTCAATGTGCCAGGCGCAAATCAACAGCAAGTACAGGAGCTACAAGACATCATGAAAAATTACCCTTACGAAGTTCAATACAATGGCAGAGACAACAGTAAATATCAGAATCAGTAATATTGAGGATCGCATTAAAAGGCATCTCAGCATCATCGGTAAAAGAATTGTCGATGCGAACGGGGAATCTCTGTTCGATAAGATAACTCTGTCATCAGCGGAATTAGATATCATAGAAGATTATATCTCAGATGCCGTTGATAACATCATCTCGAATACTCGTGATTTTTATAGTAGCTATAGGAATGGAATATTCACATTCAATTTATCCCAAAATACCACTGCAAATGCTACAAATCTAGGAAACACTTTCGAGGATTATTGCTTCCAGTACACTATGGGGAAATGGATGGATAGCGTACAGCCTCAACTCGCGAAGGATTACCTGAGTAAAGCTGATGTATTGATGCAAGACATTATCCTAATGATTTGCAACAAGAAGCAACCTTCTGCTCCTTCACACAACTACACCGACAGCATTAGTATAGAAAACTTTAATTCATATGTTGCCCCTAAAAATACAGAGTTCAACACAACGATAGATGGAGTCGTTGCCGGAACTAATACAGCTGATATCGCAAACACAATTGCTGTCAATGAGAAGAAAGCCATAGATGTATCACGGCAGGATGGAACTATAGATGATCTATGCATCGTATGCCACTCTGATGTCGTTAACGTATCTTCCGAAAACGGCACGTTCTATGTAGAAGGTGAAAATGTAGGCACCGCTATCGTGACAATATACAGTTATCACAAGCCAAAAATATATAAACAAATACCATTTACAGTATATGCATAAGAAAATTATTATATATCGTGACGAAATATTAAGGGACATCGAAGATGACACCTTATTTGTAGCAAAGATGCAGGAAGCTGAGGAAGCCACGTCTGCACTCAAAGGCTACAGATTATCAGCAGACGAGAAAGATTCAGCCTTCATAAATAGAAGGATGGACAAATACTTTAATACCGTAATACGACAATTACAGAGATATCTATATAAGTATGAATCTACCGACAAGGCTGACAATGCATTGACAGAATGGAAGTCTCGGGCTTTCATCATCGACATGCCAGCGGATTGGCCGGAAACAAATCTACAAGACCTTACAGACAATATCCATAGTGTTATAGCTAGCGGAATAGAATACGAATACCTTCGTAGGGCTTTCGGTCCAAACAACCAACTCGTTGACGCCTTACGTATAGACATCGAGCAAGGTCTTGGACAAATTAACGTAAATATTAACCAGCGCACAAAACAGACAAGTACTCCATTTGTGCCATTTGATAGATAAGATATGGGAAAAATAGATAAAATACCCAAACCAAGAAAAGCCGGAAGACCGAAGGGATCTCAAAATAAGGTCTCTAAGGAACAAAAAATATTTATTGAGGGATTACTATCCGACACACAGGATCTATTCGAACAGAGATTCAAGGAACTTGGCAACAGCAAAATTCCTAAGGATAGAGATAGATTTATCGAAATCTCGCTAGCGCTCAATAAACTCGTCGTTGCTCCTCCTCGTGAGGTTACCGTAAAACATGACGAAGAAGAAATGGATAAGCTATACAGCATATTCAGTACATGGGACAATGATTTAGAGACACATGAATAGTAGTTATTAATGATTTTAGTTTTATGTTTTAAGTTACACCATAAAGGCTGCCGTCCGTGAGGATAGCAGCCTTTCTCTTTATCTCAACTTGTCTTCATATCTTGTGTCATCAACAATTACTGCAGCGGACAATCTCTCTTTAGGTAGCAGATTGGTGTATATTGCCAACCTTACAAACTTGAAAGAAGAGCCTCCTTTAGATCCTCTTGGATACCATATATGTAGATCATTAGATACGATCATGCTCATCCTCACGGAACTACCATACCGTTCTGACCATTGTCCGTACAGCCGTTCGTCCTTTATAACTTTCATGGATAAAGCAGAGGATAACTTCATGGGTCTTGTCAAGAGGAAACCCTTTTGCCTTTCATTAGAGTCTTCTTCGTCCTCCTTTTGATAGAGAGAATACAGGCATCCTTCTTCGTCCTCGATAATATAGTCCGGGTAATTATTCACGGCCGTTAGAGGTCTCTTATTCCATACTATCTTACTCATCTGCATGCCTTCTGTGTTCAATACCCATCCATATTGGCATCCTCCTTTCATGATGAATATCTGCTTATCTACATAGTCGTATGCCATGAATGAGTTTCTTAAGAATTTCTTAAATTGCTCATTTTCGTGTGCTCCCGTGACAAGATCAAAATATTCTCCGTCTATATTCACCTCATCATCAATGTCAGTGCCACTTCCAGACAGCATATCGCTCACACATTGTACTCCTCCATCCATGATGGCCATGAGACCTTTCCTTGACAAGAAAAAAGTAGCGACATCCGTCTGCAAGATACCCTCTGTGTTGATAATAACATCTCCTGATACAATTTGCTTTGCTGCAAACGTGCCGTCACTGGCAATGTTCATACCCCAAATACCGTCACTGGTATAGCATACAAAAGGCTGCGAACCAAAGTTGTCTTGTGACAATGGTGCCTTTACCGGGGATATAGCAAGGATATCCTTCACATTCGATATGTGAGATACATTGTCTGCTGTATATACCCACGGGTTTCCAACCTTTGAGTTTAACAGCTGGTTCTGTAGATATTCTGCTTCAGATGACAACGTAGGAGTAGGCTCATTAGCATAATTGACGGTATCCGTTGATGACGGTAATTTGCCTAGATAATAGGCACCGTTCAGATACGGATGTTCTGTTAGCTTGTAATGTAGGCTTTCACCCTCTGACCTGAAGATTACTTCCTTGGCTCTAGGATCAGGATAATAGAACCAATAGCCTCTGCATTCTAACATATGAGAAACCTTCTTAACGACTCTTGTACCCGAGTCTGTTTCTATCTTGACATAAATATCTTCTGGATCTCCATTGTCGACACTGTAAGAACCAGTCGACTTTATCGGACAAAAACGCTCGAAGCCCTCAAAGAATGTTCTGCGCACTCCTGTCAACTGAAGTCTGTTGTTGAATGATGTTATCATGGAAGGAGTCATAGCGGTATGACCATAGTAGTCATCATTCTCTAGTATCGTCTGATTTGTGATATATCTGATAACGTTTTTCTCTACCGGTACTTGTGCTTGGTCTAGGTTGCCGAATGAACCTGACTGCAAGCCGTTCACCTTCTGTAAGTCTATAGACGCCAACTTATAAAACTGCGATTTCTCGATGAGCTCTTTAATTATCTGAGAATCGGACTTCCACTTCGGTATGAAGTGCGTATTGTAGGCTCTCGTCTTCTGATCTGAGTCCTGAGATATATAACTGCTGGTATCGAATTCCATATGTCTATATTCACCTGTAGAGGACACATAGTCATTATACAACCACTTTGTACCATCAGGATTACGGATTTCCCAGTCTTCATTCATATCGAATGGATACACGCAGTCAGACACAAAGATATCCACTCCCGTGATGACGCCTTCCCACTTCTCCAAATCAAAACGATTCGTAGCCTCATAACATAGAACAGATGATTTTACATCTGCCGTCCATAACGCATGAGAAAGCCATTCTTTGTTATTGTAAGGATGTGGATGCCCGTCATCATCAACGGAGTATGGAGATATGATGCCATTCCTTCTTACGGAAGGTAACATAAGTTGCGGATTTGATATCATCGCATATTTGCCGTCTGATAGCCTTATGGCATATCTTACCCAAAATGGGAAGCAGAAGCGACCCTTCTCCTCCATATCATGTACACATTCCTCTATCAACCCTATACACTGATTGTTAAATCCATCTATAGTATCCTTCTTGTTGTCCTCAAAAACTAGATCGCTGACAACTTCAGCATTTGCAGATCCATTAGGTGGCGTATTAATTCCATGTCCGATATACCTACCATTGGAATCGTATCCAAGCATATCCCTAGACACAGACAACTCACTATTTCTTCGCTCTCTGACAAATGGATCGAAATCCTTGTATTCGACTTTGATATTAACAGAGGTATCCTCCATCCAAAATCGTATACCAGGATCTGGCAATGATACCCCGTAATCCTTATAGCTGTCTTGTTTCCACATAAAAATATGGAGACCCTCATCAGTACTGATTACAATTCTTGTTCCTATTGCCGTGATGTTGGTTACATGTATAGAACCGTTATACATGTTAGTGGCAGTCTCTATAGAATCATTTTCCACGTCAGCCTCAGAATACCACAATTTATCATCTGTAGACTGGAATATAAAATGCTCCACTCCATTGAACTTGTGTATGAAGATTAACTTCATAACATGTCCGTTGCTGTCCTTCATCGACTGCCCACCAAAGATCTTCTTAGGTCTATGAATAGGCTTTAGTTCGTGCCCGTCAGCAGTAAGATTGATGCACTCTGCAAGTTCACCATCCTCACTAAGAAAATCGCTCGGGCTCCTAGTAATGCCTGCCTTAAAATTAATTCTATGTTCCATAATTAGAATGTTGATTCGTTCATAACTTTATGATTCATTGCCATTGGCTTTCTAGCGATAAATGCCGGTGCAGGCATCTTGACAAGAGATACGAAAAGACCAATAGCCGTTGACATCACGATATCATCATGATTTCCCGGGCCAATTGCATTACCAAGGCTGTTATCTTCATGTCTTTCGTATATTCGGGCCTCAGAATAGAATAGATGGTCAGGCTCATCGTAATCCTGCTCATCAATAAGATCTGAGATAGTATCAATAACCTGTTGCTTCGTCTTTACGTTTGTGTTGAATCCATATTGATTCTTAACATCATGTGTAATACTGTCTTCTGTAGACTGACGGATATAGATATTACTATATGACGGCGCAAGCTTCTCAATGATTGTCAGGAAGTGATCGCCCTCCGTACCCATGTTATCCTCCGTATATTTTCCCTTGTCGGTATCAGCGGTATTACTTTCTATGACAAGCATGGCATGGTTATAGTATTCCGCAAGCATGGCTGCCTTCCATGCCAAGAGAGAGTGCTTAATATGTCCTCTCCATCTTGCCACGACTTTTGGCCTACCTCCAAGAGATGCCATCTGACCTAGTCGATCTATTACCGTCATCACGGTGAAATCCGACTTATCATGTACACCACCGATATCTACAGAAACTACATATCTGTTTGACACCTTCAGAACATTATCAGGGAACTTCCATACTCTAAGAGATCCCATCGCATCGGGTTCATATCTCGCGGTTTTTATTGCATTGGCACCGGTATCTGCGTAATCCGATACAATATCACCTACGGAAATCGGATCTCTACGGTATTTTTCCTCCATAGCTTCAAGAGAATACATATCGAAGATAAGACTTCCTGATGTCTGAAAAGCCTCAACATCATCACTCGGTGCCTCCGTAGCAAGGCGCACATGAGACCTCACCGAATTTCTTCGCACACGATACCAGTTGATAGCCTCAAAGCTGGCGCCCTTCTTCCATTGCTTCCAAAAAAATATGCCCGACTCTAGATACCCTTTAGGGTTCTGAGGATTTTCTCTGTTCTCCCATAGCCATCGGGCAAATCCCATCTGATCATTTACCGGAAGTCTATCGTTCTCCGACATATAATAGAAGATGGCAAGATGATCCCATATAGATGGCATGTCGGGGTCTTTCGCAGCCTTATAGTATTCGTAAAATAGTCCGGAGGCGTTTTTCCCAGATGACTCCATGATTTCACAAGTATCAGGGTCTAATGGTATACCACCATCAATAGATGACAACACCTCTTCCGGTTCTTTACCAGGAGTGGCTTTCCAATATGCTACCTCAGAATAATGTGCCTGCTTATAGTCTGCAGATCGCAATGAATCGTAGTTCTCAAAAGATGCCACAGAAACTACGGTATTTCTTCTCACCTCTCCTTTTGTGTTTGTGACAATGAAGTCGTTGCTAGATTTCTCATATGGCGAGAATAGGAGTTGCTCACCGACTGCTCCGATGCTCCACCCTGGTTGGTTCTCCAGCATTTTCGTAAACATAGCCTTAATACGCTTTGTGGCATCTTTTACATGGGCAAGAATAGCAATGTTCCATCCCACATGGAGAAAGTCGGAAATCCATTTCTCATAACCTTGCGAAAATGTAGATCCTCCTACCTGTCTGGCCTTTAAGATAATAAGCCGAATCGGCTTGCCTGCGAAGCGCATCTTCTCGCAATGTTCCAAGATTTTTCGTTGTCCGTAGTTAAGGATGAATGGTCCCATTGTACCAGCTCTTCCGTACTTATTATCTTTCTTGTACTGTATCTTATAGAAACAAGCGAAAGCAAATGCTGGGTCTTCAGTAGCACGAATTCTGATGATCATCTGTATCACCATTTTCCTGTTCATCTCGCTTGCTTCCATTTTCATCTCATAAGTCAAGAATTTGTCGATGTCATTATACTTCCTTATCTTCTGCCACATCAAGTTTCGCCAGCAGCGATTAGGCATCAGAAAAGACTTCAAGGGGAACCCGACAATCGAAACCTTCGTTCTCTTGCCGGGGCACCCCCTTCCAGTCCAAGGGTTAAACCCCTCAAACATCTCATAGTTTCTTCTCTTATTCTCAGCTACGAGTTCTTGTAATATATCTTCTTCTGATTGCTCCATACAAATATCCTATCGCCAAACAATACAGGTGAATACACCAGTTCATGTGAGGGAAAAATATGCTTATCACTATCCACGGCAGACAATTCTTAGCACATAGTTTTAATTTACCGACATCCCCGTACTTAATACCTATGATAGCAAACAACACTCCTGAGAATCCCATTGTGGCGTATGAACCACCAATGCTCCATACCGGAACAAAAGAGGCCACTACAGAGATAATGAATGCCGGTATGAGAAATAATTTTCTCTTGAGCATCAGCAGACATACGATATTACCAAACAGATGGAAAATATTCGCATGACAGAATATCCACGTAAAATGGTTTATTATCGGTCCATTTACCTCATACCCAGTCTGAGGAAACAGGACGAATATAAATATCAAAAAGAGCGCAACATAGTATTTTATTTCCATTCTAATTTAATTTCGATGCGACATTCGGTTCTTTCGGAATATTACTCCCATCCGTGATATACCTATGTAGAATTTCGGCGCTGGCTCCAGAACAGCATATTGCAGGATGTAGTGCAGCGTTTTCTTTCTAAAGCTCGGTTTCTCCGACAACCTTTTTACAGTCTCAAAAAGACTTAGGTACATCTCCTTCTTAAGAGGATTCAGACCGTCCAAACAACTTGTGTCGCCATATTGCAAGCCTTTGATTCTTTTATATGCCCACTCCGGCGTGACATAGTATCGAGGAGCGGGATGATTCAAGATGATATTATAGACATCAGACTGAAACATATATGTATATTTGCTGGTTTCTTGTCTATACAACTTGATAAGATCCCTCTCCATCTCCTCCATAATCCGTGTTCTCTGCTTTCCTTGTGCTTTCTGCATATGTTTCTCACTTTTATCCATATCAGCAAAGGTACTTAATATACCATTGCTGATTTGTGAATAAAACTTAAATCTACTTATACATAGTCGGATTGAGCCCTTCTAGCTCTCTCAATGCCTTCGTTCTAACCTCTCTGATTTTGTTCATGGTGCTTGCATCACCTTTTCCCTTCTTCATGAGTTTCTTGTAGGCATTTATCTGCTTGTTGGCCTTCTTGATTACATTATCGATTTCGAACCATTTTCGGTGACTGTCGTAATAGGCCTTTGCCTTAGCTGGGTCAGTTTCCCTCAAATCGTTAATGATATCTGTATGCTTCTTCACCTTTGTACGAATAGAACTCAATCTATAGTCATCAAGTACATCTTGATATGTGGCCTTGCTGATATATACATCATTACTCTCTTTATTCGGAGCTTGTCCCGTCAAGATATCCTTCGCTTCATCGATGGCATTCTGCATAGAATAGTCTCCGTAGTTCTCGTTGGCAAGATACTTCAGAATCTTATTCTTGTAGTTCTTCTTCTCCTCTACAGTCTTGGCCTTCTCAAAGGCTTCCTTGGCTGTGCCCAAATCTGTGATACCATCATTCATCTCTGTCTTGGTATCCGCCTTTATAGAAGCTATCGCAGCCTTCATCTGCAACTGTGGATTAATGCCATTAAGGATACAATTCTGATAGGTCTTGCTGATACCCGGTGTATCTCCGTTCATGATATACTTCTTGAAGTCATCCTGTGCCTTGTGGTTGTTGTAACCCTTTGAGGACGGGAATACAAGATCTGTCATTCTGAATTCCTTGTTGTCCTGTGTATTGAGACTATAAGGAAGATAGTAGTTTATCAATTTGACCAAGGTACCGACCTCTTTACCATACTTACTCTTGATTTCTTCATCCTGAGCGGTATTGTTATAGTCGCTGTAGAAACCGGTGAGGTCGCTGACCAAATGAATCATAGGGTTTGCCTTTGTGAACATTCGCTCCCAAATCTGAGCCGGGAATGACAGATGCCAATTGTCATCGAAGAACATTTCAGGGAATTCACGGAACTGCTTACCCCATCGGATATACATTTCCTTGCCATCCTTGTATCTACCACCGAAGATATGCGTACCTTTACCTGATGCATTCGAATACATAAGGTAGTCATACCACTTCATACCATCAGGATATGCCAGTTTGTATTTGTCTACATAGCTCGGATCTTTGGCAGCCTTCTCGGCTTCGTTCTGTTGGTCGGTCTTTCGCATATATGCGTTGAGCGCATTGGCAGCAAGTTGGTAGAACAACAATACACCTACACCGTAACATAGCTTAGATGCCTTACTTCTGAGCGATCTGTTGTAGTCTTTCTCGATATCTGCGCCAAAGGCCCTCTTGAGGTTGTCAAGATTGAACTTGATATAATTCTTCATCGAACTATCTGAGTATAGACTTCCGAATCCAAATGTACCTAAGAAGTGTCGGTTGGTAGAAACAAGCCAGTCAGGAGATAGGAACAGTCTTCGCAATCCCTTCAAGAACTTAGGTGACACGTTGATAAGCTCCCAATACTGACCACCGAACATATCGTTGACATACTGACCAGCCTCATCGAGCAACTGCTCACGTTTGACGGAATCAAATTGACCCATAGAGAATCGCTTGTTGATGTCATCCGAGAACATCTTGAAAGATGCAATCTTCAGTCCATCATGCAAATAATCCCATAGGATCTTATCCGTACCCTTGTTGACAAAATCTAGCATGGCAGCAGCAAACTCAGGGACAGTGATACCTACACCGGCGATCTTACCGGCTGTACCTTTCTGCTCTGCCTCCTTTCTTAGATTTGTCCAGAAGTTTTTAAACTTCTCCGACAGGGCCTCAACTTCAGATGCTGCGTAATCGTCCGTAGCACCTAACTTGACAAGGTGTTTTGCAGCCATCTTGAAGTCCTCAGGATTAGCATATCCCGGTAGTTCCCCATGTAACGCTGGGTTCACGAGGTATCTCATTAGGTTCTTGACAGTCTTGGTAGGCCCAAATTGTGACAGACCCTGTGCGATGTATACCTCCGTCAAAGCACCGGCATGGAATCCTGACAGCGACAATTGGATTTTTTTTGCTGTATCTGCGGCTAGGTCATACAGATGCCATAGTACATTCTGTGACGAATGATCTGCAGGATTACCAATCTGACCGAATACAGTACCAAATCTACTGTCTACACCTCCTGATACTTTTACTCCCTTGATCACTTTACCACCACCATTATAACACCATAGCGCTCCAATGCCTGGTACCTTATAATAGGAGTATTTCTCAATCTCCAAAGCATTAGGTTGGTGCGTGGTGAGCAAAGGAAGTTTGTTTACTACCTCTCCGTCGGAGTTTGTTTCCAGCACGTTCACACCGGCAAGGTCGTCAAGCATCCTTCTGTTAGCAATAGCTTGAGCGTTCTCTGTTCCATAGAATGCCATCAGATCAGTGATCTTGTCAAAGCGAGGTACAAGTCCAATGCCGATACCTTCCAGGTATGTGCTGACAACACGCTTTCTCATATTACGAGAATTCTTACGCTGGAAGTTCTCACCTACAAGCGCCTGATAAGCATTAGGGTCACTCTTTCCCTCATCCCACATATGATTGACGTAATTCTGCACAAATCCGGTATCATCACGCTTTAATCCGGCATCGTCTAGGAGCGAATAGAATTGGTCATACCAACTTCTAATCTTCTGCATGATAGGCAACACCTTTTCCTTATCATAATCAAGTCCACTATCTAACGGCTGTTTCCATATAGACAAGGTGGCAAGAATATCCTCAGCAAAATATGGAGCATACGTTTCTTCCATAGGCACCTTGGTATTTCTTGTAATAACAGGTAACACGTCCATGATTTCTTCACCTGACAATGGTATAAAACCTTCTTCACCGTGATGTAAATCATTGATAGACCTTGCGATCTCTCCGGCTAGATCATTCATAGGGGTAGATCGGAAACCGTCACCAAGACCCGCAACCATAGACCTCAGATGCTCTAACATGCTCTCCACGTGCATCAAATCAGAAGGAGTGATAGTGAGATGGTCATGCACAAATGTCTGTGTGTTGTTCAAACTCTGAGCAATACCTGCTAAAACTCTGTCATGCTTAGCCTCAGCCTTCTTTCTTGCCTTTTCCATATCTTCATCAGACAACTTGTAATAGAGGCTGTTCAATTTTGTAGCAATCTGTGCTGCCTTTGTCTCAACCTCTTCCGGAATAGGCTCATCTTCATTCCTATTATTATCGATTGTAGACAACTCACGTAATAATGGCTCTACGGCTTCAATATTTTCCTTAGTTAAAGGACGGAGATGCCCGAAGATGAAAGTCATCGTATTGTTCAGTTTGTTGGCAATATCATACAATCTTCTGTCATGCTCTAGATCAAACATTAGGGCCGAATTCAGTTTCTCAGGACTGATTCCCATCTGCTTAGCAATTTCCGCAATATCCTTATCGATATTATGTATTTCGATGGCGTTCTCCGCATTCATAGACTCTATATCCTTTCGGCGATCTATAACCGAATACTTCACAATCTTCTTCACTCCTTCAGGAGATGTGTCTACGCCAAGAGTATCACCAATCTCATGGATGATGTCATCATTTACCTTCTCTATTATATCCTTCTCTTCTGGAGTCTTCTCATCCTCTAGGAGGTGATATTGCTCGTCAATGACCTTACCACGATCTGGATATTTCTCTGTGGCGTTACCATAGATTGCTAAATCCATATTCATCTCGTCAGCGATCTGATGACGGGCCTTCCAAGCAAAATAGCGCTTGTAATATTCCTTTTGTTTCTTGCCGAGGAAGTCGAACATATCAGGAATAGGGTCATCCTTATCCTTCGCTGCCTGAGACCATTTCTCGTAGTTCTTGATAGAAGATAGGTAATCTTCATCGCTCTGGCCTATTGCACGGTCAGGAATACTTTCAGGCTGTTCACCGATAAGCCCGTGACGCTCCTTCCAAGATTCCATAATATCATTCCATTCCTTTTGAGCTTCCTTATCTGTATCCATATTGAACCCCGCAGGAATAGGATCGTCCACATCCTTCAGGGCTTCCGATTTCCTTTCCCATTCCTCCATTCTATTCTTGAAATTCATAAAGCTCTCATTCTTTTTCTTGTGAGGCTTAGGTGGCATATCATGTTTGTTGCCCTTGTCATCGATATAGGTTTCACGATACATATTAGGATATTGTATATCTTTCTTCATCGTTGCATCCATATTATCCCAATGCTTCAAGGCTTCACCGGTCTTGAGGATATAGTAGCGCATATCGTCATCGTTGAACATACCATGGAAGGTAATACCCATCTTCTTGGCTGCCTGAATGAGATAGTATTTTACCTTGCGCCATATATTAAATTCCTCTGCACTACGTGGACCATTTTCCGCAATATCCGCAAACACTTCCTGTGCCGCGATACTCATACCATCCTTATCGAGAGCGCTCTTACCGAGTTCTTTTGCTTTTTTGTTAATGAGATCTCGCAAATTAGCATCAGCGCTAAGATAGATAAAGTTACCAAACTTGTTGACAGCCTCTTGGCCACCCAACAAAGCGGATAGACCTTCATGACCTAACTTCTCATGGAAGATAGTGTGCTGCACATCTTCCTTACCTTTTGCCTTGTCTTTCAGCACGTACACCTTACCGCTATTAGGATCATACCATCCCTTTACGTTCTTCCCACTATCTATCATTGCTCTTACCTTGTCAGGAGCATCAACGGAATCTACAAATTCAATCTTGGAGCCTCCGAGCCTTTCGGCGGTACGTTTTCCTTCTGTCTCTACCTCTTTATCTTCCCACTCACCATCCTCCAGCTCATTCAGCAGCTCAGGATCATCAACAATGCGGTACTTTGCGGTGTCCTCTGTTACATCGTCGCTGTCTTCGTCAGAAAGTTGTACGCCCTTTGCTGCTTCAACAGAAGCATCCATTTCTGCATACTTGGCTTCTTTCTCTGCCATTTCCGCTTTCATCAGTTCCTCATACTCGGCAAGTTTCTCTTTGGCTTGCTTCAACT